AGACAAGATGTAGATATCTTCCGTGCACAAATGGAATTTTATTTCTAATCATATATTATTAATAAATTTAAAAGAACTACTTTTTAAGTAGTTTTTTTTTATAAAATCTTAATATAGATTTAATACTTTTAACGAAGTCCTTTATGTATAAACACTTTGTAGTGTTATTTTTATACAAAAGTGCTACAAAGTGCTACCTATTTTTAAATAATAGTATTGTCATCTAAGTAAATTTCTAAATTTTTCTTTGTTATTCTCCATTGTCTGCCAACTTTAGTTCCTCTCATTTCCCCATTTCTCAATAAATAACCAACTGTACTTTTAGGTATTTTTAGTAAAGTTGCTACTTCATCTGGTGTATAAACTTCATCATTTAAATTAAACTCATCAAAATTCAATATAAATTCCTCCTTTGAAGGCTCTCTACAGTTTATAACAAAGCTATAGAGAGCTTTTTATTTTACATTAATACAAAATCATCAAGAATTGGATTTTGGGTGTTAGCACACGCTATTTTACATTTAGCACCTATAGAGAAATCATCTTTCCATGTTTTCCATTGTCTTGCAAATACAGTGCAATTATATTCTCTATAATTAGTTATAAACACAACAAAAGCCATTTCTTTTCCTTTTTTATCTTTATGCAATTTTATTTGTTTAATCGTAGCATCTTTTACTCGTGGCACTTCTGAAAAAGTAAACTTTAGCACCTCATTCTCTAATTGACAATTAGATACTTCTTGCCAATCTGTAGTTTCTTCTAAAGTGCATTTTTCTAACTTTTCTTTCCATGATGCTAATTGTCGTTCATATTTTCTAATTTCTTTAGCATCATTTTTTAGTTTAGCATTTTCGAGTGCTAGAGAATTTTCATCTACTTTTTGTTTGCAAGTATTCTTTCTCTTTAAAAAGTCCTGCATGGAAACTAACTGCATAAGCATTTTTCCTCTAGGGATATTTAAGAAATCCATAGCACCAGCTTTAATTAAACCTTCAGTAATCTTTTTATTGTTATGCTCAACCACATCTTGATAATCTTTGTAATGGATAATATCAATCTGTGAACCAACATTACGAATATAAGTTAAACCAACTCTAATACCTTCTTTTTCAACTTGCCATTTTAGATTTCCTTTGCGTAAATCTGGTGGTAATATTTTAATATCAAGTCGTTTACATTCTTCCATATAAGGTACAACATCTTTCTGGTCTTTTTTTGAATTAATTAAAGTACACATAAATTCTTTAGGGTAATAGACTTTTAAATATGCTGTAATATAACTCAAATATCCATATGCAGTAGCATGAGATTTATTAAAAATATATCTACCAGCAGCTTTTATTTGATTACCAATATATTCGGCAATCTCTTTGCTAAACCCATGCTTAATTACGGCTTCTTTAAAATCTTGAGTTGCTTTTTCAATTTTATCTTCTTCTTTTCTACCAATAATTTTTCTCAACATATCTGCTTGTCCTAATGTATATCCTGCTAATTTCTGTGCAAGTAACATTACCTGCTCTTGATATACAATAACGTTATAAGTAGGACTTAAAACTTCTTCTATTTCTTTACAAAGGTAAATTATTTTTCCACCATTTTTACCATTTATATACGAATCAACTAAACCACTTCCTAGTGGTCCCGGTCTAAATAATGCAACTAAAGCAATAACATTTTCAAAACAATTTACTTTCATGTCTTTAGCCAATTTTTGCATACCCGGAGAGTCCATTTGAAAACAGCCTAATAAATCAACATTTTGATATAATTTAAATACTTTTTTATCGTTTATATCCAAATTAAAAATATCAATTTTATCTTTTATTTGTTTTAAAGTATTATCTATAACATCTAAAGTATTCAACCCTAGTACATCTAATTTCATCAATCCAAAGTTTTCTAAATCATGAAAATCCCCTGAAGCAACTTGTGTCCAAATTTTTTCTCCACCAAGTGATTCATCAGATATACTTTGATATTCGATTGGAGTATAGTTAATTGTATCATCAGGTGTTATTAAAATTGCTGAAGCATGACTACCAAAAGCACCAATTCTACCATAAAAATGTTTAGCTGTGATTATAAGCTCTTCTTTATTAACTTTAGCTTTTACGTTCATAATATCATCTATTTCTTTAATTTGTTTGGTAATATCATTTACAACAGTAGTATCAATTCCTAAAACTTGCCCTGCACGTTTAATAGCAGCTTTATTCCCAAGATAAGAATATGATCTTATTTTCATTACATTTCCATACTTTTTTATCAAATAATCTATTGCTTCACCTCTACGAGAAGTTTGTAGATCATTATCAATCGTTACTACCTACTATTTCTAGTAGGACTAGACTATCTCTTTACCATATCTAAAAAGACTTAGGTATCCTGCACTTCGAGAGGTGGTCAAATCCTCCCTACGAACCAATGTTCTAGTCGTTACACTTTATTGTAAATTCTTTGTATGTCCTATATTTTTGTAACATTGCCCATGATATATTATATTTATCACTAGCATAATCACAACAATCTTTAACACTTGTAAATGCTTTTATAAATTTATCTTTATAAAATAATAAACAACTTCTAGTATTTCTTCTAAATCCTATAGATGAATTTTTAATATTATCTTTTACAGAAACCCATCTTAAATTAGACACATGATTATTGTAAATATTTCTATCTATATGGTCTACAACTGGAAAATTGTTAGGGTTAGGAATCCATGATAAAGCAACAGCTCTGTGAATAGAAATGTGCTTTGGCTTTCCATTAACTTGTAACTTAATGCTTAAATATTGTGATGTTGATGAATTTGATGGTTTAATAAACTTATGTTTTACACACGAAAAAACTCTTCCATCTTTAGTTATTTTATAATTTTTAAAACCGGGGATATCTTTTAATTCTTCGTCTATTGAAAAACATTCTGGAAACGTTAATCTTTTCCATTCTTCTTTAGTTTTTGTAATTCTTTTTCCGTTCAAAGTATATAAACCTTTACATTTACTTTTATTGCTTAAAAACCGGTTACTTTTAATAGACCAAATATTCCCATTTATATCCATTTTATAAATTCCATCAAACATTGGAATATCTCTCATTTCATCATTTATATTATCATCTCCTATGCAAAATTTAATTTAAAAGAATTTACAATCTTAGCACGGTATTGCCTTCGCCTTTGCGTTAAGGTTTTCACCGTTAGCAATATTTCTATCACACCTACTGACCAAGTAGTTCACAGGACTTAACACTTAATGTTTCCATTAAGCTCGACTATCAAAAACAATCTGGTGCGGAAACACGTTCTGGATTACAAAAACGTTCAAATAAGAGATTATACTTTATAGGGTCTACGTGATGAATACCAAGAAGCCAAGCTACTACACTTCCACTTACAGACCCGCGACCAACACCAGTAAAAATATTATTCCTTTTACACCAGTTAAGAAAATCCCATGTTAATAGTAAGTAATTTGTATATCCACATTTTTCAAGCATAGATAGCTCGTATAAAAATCTATCCCCATATTCTTTATAATGCCCTTGTGGAACTTTATCCTTCCATACACCTCTACAGATTTCTTTTATTTTTTCGCAAGCGTCATTTATTGGATAGGTTGGGAAATGATTACCAGCAGGGGCTAAATTATATACTTCAATTTTATTGGTAACCTCTTGTGTGTTTTTAATCAACTCTCTTGTAATATTTTGTGGCAGAAAATTAGAATTTAATAATTCATCTTCGCTCCATAGGTAGTTCGTATCAGTGGTATAGTATTCTTCTTTTTTTAATCCTATCCATTTTTTATGCCATACAGCATCTTCTTTTTTAGAATAATGTGCATCTGTTGTAACAACAGCTTTAACTTTATACCTTGCACAATAAGATAATAATTTAAAATTATATTCTTTTTGTTCATCAATAGGGTGTGGTTGCACCTCTAAATAAAAATCATCACCAAAAATATTTTTAAAATATTGCACCCATTTTTCTCCATCTTCAGTGTTGACTATAGATGCTAAGCAAGCACTTAAACAAATTAATCCGTCTGAATATTCCGTTAATTCCTTAGAGTCTATTCTAGGCTTAAAATAGAAATGCCCATCATCTTTATTAAATGCAATCTTATTCAATCTTTTTAGGTTCATATAACCTATTTCATTTTTGGCAAGTAAAATAAGATGGTGTGTAAATGCTCTATCTTTTATAAATTTATCTTCACAAAAATAGAACTCACAACCAACAATAGGCTTAATATCCTGTTCTAAAGTTTTTTTATGAAATTCAATTATACTTGCCATTGTCCCATGTTCTGTTATTGCAACAGCTTCTTGTCCAAGCTCCTTAACTCTATTTAATATTTCATCAATAGTTTGGTAGCCATCAAATAAACTATGGTCGCTATGGACGTGCAAATGGGTAAACACTATTTATCCCTCCTCGCCAGCATTAAATTCTTCACTATATTTGTCTATTAAGCTAGGTATACATATAAATTTTACTTCACCATAAAACGCTTCTCTTAACTCTCTTAACACATTATTATAAACATATTTAACTTTTCTTTCATTTGTATCTGAAATTTCAAAAATACAAATTGTGTTTTTATCCATTACGTTATACTGTTCAAGATAGCTAATTACACCAGCACCATAGATACAATATATAAATGTTCCGTTAGCATAACTACTACGTTTGCTTGTTATACTTGCTAATTTATCTGCATTTATAAATCGTTCATCATGCGTTTCAATCCACATTTTGTTTCTCCTTTTTAAATTAACATATATATTCTTGACTTATATCTGTAATTTCATTTAATTCACATTCTGTAATACGAAAAAAGCTTATATCAAAAATATCACAGTTTTTAAAATGTCTTTTTGCTACATCTTTAGCTTTATCTCTATTGTCAAATACACCAACACAAATATCTTCATAATCGCTTATCCAATCTTCTAAGTCATAATCATAACGTGGTATTTCTTTTGTTAGTGTTAAAACATAAAATTTCATATTATTTCCCCTTATCACATTTGTACGCTTTTATATCATCTAAGATTTTTTCTTTTTTATAGCCTAGAATTTCACCTAAAAATAATGCCATATTTTTATGATATTCTTCACCTGTTGAACCAGAACATGAGTTAAAATATGACATCAATGCACGAGAATATTCTGCTTCTAATCGAGAGTGTATTTGAAATAACTCACTTAATGTGCTTACTGTATCACTAAAATTCAACATTTTTAATTCCAAAATCCACCATTATATAATATTAAAATCCATATAATTACCGAAAATGTCCTCCACCCAAAACTTATTGTTTCAAGCTTGCCATCAAGAAAAACTCCTGAACAAAAATCCATGCTTAATAATATAATTGCTAATATTTGTGGTATATCCATTTTTTTATTCCTCCTCGTCTTTTTCTAAATTAATCCAATTACATGGTGGTTCAATCGTATGAACTGGACAATTAACTGAAAAAGAACAATGTTCATTTGAACAGTCTATGTCTAAATCCTTGCAAAAATTTCTAATAACCCTAATAGCGTCATTCATTAATTTCAACTTTTTTTCGTCCAATTAAAAACACACTCCTTAAACCATTTCATGCACCCTATACGCATAAAATCTTTTATTTGTATATCTGTTAATGGTGAAACTTCTTTTCTTTTTGGAGCTTTAACCCTAATTTTACAATCATAAGAAACTGTTATTATACCTGCAATTCCGTTTACTCTCTCTCGTATTTCATCTTCATATTTTTTATATAGCTCTTCAGGAAAAGCATAATATAAAGCACTTACGAGCGGAGAAGAATGATATACTTTTTTGTTGAAATCATTTCTGAAGTCGTTTATATCAACTTTGATTTCAACTTCTACTAGATAATTTGATTTAGTGATGTACACTATATCAGCTTCATACATTTTAGATGGTTTTTGCCATGCTTCTAGTTTTTCTATTTCTGGTAACATCTCTTTTCTATATTCACCTATCATCAAAACATTTGGAATACAGATATTTTTTATACCAAAATGTTTGCCTAATTTAAGCTGCATTTCTGTTTCTGTCATATAATTTATACCTTTTCTTTTTATTTGTAAGTATTTCCATATCTTTTGCAATTAAAACATGCATCAAATTTTCTCTCTTTTTTTTCGCAAAAGAGAGATATTCCACAATGGGATAAATTAAATTTGTATTTTGGTTTCAATTTGGGGTGCTTTTTATAAAAACTACATTTGCTTAATAAATCATTTTGTTCTGCTGCTGTAATCGGTTGCATGAAATCTTTTAATTTATATGCAAGAACGCTACATTCTTCATCAATAGGAACTTTATGACAAATTACTAAATATTCATTAGTATCTACATCTTTAGCTATGTCAATAATCTTATATTCTCCTCCTTCAAAGTAAACCCAAACATCACCATTACGAGGGATATCTCTATCTTTATTCATTTTTATTCTCCTTTTTTCTTTCTGTTATATCTTCATGTATTTCGCTAATTGTATATCCAGCTAACATTCCAACACGAATTAATTGATTATAAACCAAAGCTCCATATTTTGTACCAATCACTGAAATATAAAAATCCAATAACGATTGATATTCTAATTTACTTTGTGTATCGGCTACTGTTTTACTTATCATTTTCGCATAAATGATTAATATATCTATTGGAATTTCTGCACACTCCATCATTTTAAATATTTCTCGTTCGCTATATTTATTCATTGCACTTAATGAAATATTAAAAAACTTTGTTAACACTAGAGCATTAGTATTGCTTTTTCCTACATCAATATTTATGGTCGTGTTAGCAAGCGTTCCTTCATGACTAGAAACGGCTAATAAAAATCCGTCTATTTTATCATTCGGATTTTCATCTATAGTTTTTGTAACTTTTTCTAAAAGTTCTTTTTTAGTCATATCTTATTCTCCTTTTCATACTTTGTCATAGCATAATCATATTCATTTATACCAAACTCATTTTCATAAAATAAATCTCTATATTCTTTTAATGGTCTTTCATTGTTTTCCCATTCTTGATAGTCAATAAGGGCTAATATTCCTTGAAAAAGAATATAATTTTTCTGCAACAATACTTTACATTCGTCATCAGACCAATTATCTGTTAAAAAATCTTGTGCTATTTCTATGAAATCCTCTAACAAATAATAAGGTATAAATAATCCACCTTCTAATCTATGTGTTTTCTGACTATAGCAAATATACATTTCTAATTTGTTTTCTTTTATAAAGTCGTATAATGTCATTATTTATCCTCCTTTTAAGACAAGTGTTTTAGTGTATCTCTTAATGAGATTATGCCAATAATATCCCCACATCTATACCCATTTAATTCATCTGAGTCATAAATTTTATATATTAAATTTATACAAATAGATAAATTTAGCATTTTATTATTTTCTTTTAGCATTTTATTTATTATTATTAATATAGTAATAATATTGAAATCATCTTTTAGGTTATTTACTAAATTAAACCTTTTTTCTTTCTCATTATCAGAATATTTCGACATTATTTTTAGTTCATATTTAAGGTCTTTATCGTCAACTATAATCCATTCACCATAAGAATTGCCACGAACAAAATATTCAGGTAGTAACTTTAATAGTCTTAATCTATTTCTATTTTTTACTACTTTATAAACATAAACTGACTTATGAATAGCAAAAAAATCATCAATCTCTAAAGGTAAGTCTTTATATTTATAGCTATCCATAGCTTCTTGTATCAGTTTATTTCTTTCTTCTGTTGAATAAAAGTCCATTATTTATCCTCCCAATCTGTAGGCAAAGAATAAATATTTTTTATTGTATTAGGATTGATATTATAGTATTTTAAAAGATTATCTGTATATTCTTCACCAAAATGTTTTATCATAATATCTGTATATCTAATTGGATTAAGCATTTTACCAAAGTAATATTTTTCAATCTTAAAATCTCCTAAGATATAATAACCAATATCATTATCGTTATTATCTATAGCAAGAACAGGAATACCTTTTTTTGTTGCATCTAATATTTCTATTCTTTTTACATTTAAGTTTCTCGCTTTATGGATTAATAAACATTTTTTTGTTAAATCAAAAAGCTGTTCTTTTGTTAATCGCTCAATATACACTTAGTACACTTCCTCATTTAAATCAACTAAAGGTTCGTTTCTTCTTAATAGTTTTAAGATTTTTTCTTTATTCTGTTCCGCTTCTTTTTCTGTTTTAAAACAGTTCCCCATTAAAAAAAACACAATGTCAGACGTAGCTTGTGAATCATATGAAATAGAATAAATATTCCCATTTGGAGTAATATACCAAAATTCTTCTCCATTTTTAGGTCTTTGTTTGGGCGGTGTAATCTTATAATTTTCGTTGAACACAATATCTATTAACCATTTATCTGAATCTATATTCTCCCATTCTTTATTGTAATAGCATTTTACTTTAGGCATATTTACGCCCCTTGATATATCATGTTCTTTTATTATTTTTACTTTAACTCTCCAATTACCTGCTTCAATCCAAAATGGAACGTTATATTGTAAATCATTTTCTTCCATAAATTGTTTGATTAAATGCTCATTTTTCATTTATTTACACCTCGTTTAAATTAACAATTCTTTAAACACATTAATTGCATTATTATAGTATCTAAACGTTTCCACCTCTTTACTTGAGTACTTAGATTTATCATAAAAATATTTACCATATTGTTCGGTTTTCAAATTATAGCTATTAGCTAATTTGCCTATTTTATTTGCTGATACACCTAAGATTTTACCAATTTCACTTGCTGAATAAGTTTTCTTTTCTACCACTGGCAAAGGTAAGAGTTTTTCCCCTGTTAAAACTTCAGTAGCATAACTATCTATAATCTGCTTATATTCAGAGATATTAGTTCTATTTGCTATTTGTAAAAGCAATTCAGCTCTTTTTACATCAACCTCTTTTTCTCTTAATATAAATTCTTCTTTGCTTATTGTATTAATTTGTGTTGACTGGTAGCTTCCTGTTTTACGAATAGAAGGTAATACTTCACTGGTTACCCAACGCTTAAACTCTTTTGCGGTTGGTAATTTAGAAGAAAGAACTAATGAATATAAACCAGATTCATTAATAATGTACATTTCACGTTTTTGACCTATGCCGTCGATTTGACGGGTTAGCTTATCTTCTTCATCTATATGTTTTCTTATAGCTTGGTTAGTATCACTATAACCTAAAGCTTCAGCGACATCTTTACCAACAAACCAAATTTCATTATCTTTTATAATTGTTCTAACCTTAAAATTATCTTTTTCAAACACTTTTACTAAATTTCTCATATATATCACCTTTTATTTGTTCCTAGAGAGTACAAAATATACCCTCTAGGCTTTTATTTTGCTATGCAATGTGAGATAATTGTCTTGCTTTTTCTTGTGCAACAAATTTATCTCTCTTACTCAAACGATTTATGCTTTTATCTACATTTGCAACATAACCCAATTTGGTTAATATTTCATGGATTTTCAAACGACCTTTTTGCGTCCATCTAGTAGAAACATAAGAGCCTACAATAGAACCATGCTCAACATCAAAAGTTTTACTTTCTGTTAAACCCTGATTTTGATATTTTGCATATAAAATCCACTGATTATTAACTTTTTTAATCAACTTTTGCTCATTTAAAATTCTATTTAATTTTATAGCACTCATTCCATAATCAGCACCAATTTGACTGCTAGTCATAGTCCCAACGGAATTAAGAATAGTATCATAATACGTAAGTTTAGGTTTTGCTTCTTCAAGTTCTTTATTAACTTGCTCTAAAGCTACTAAAGCTTTTTGTTTAGCTTCTACTTCATTTGCCCATGCTCTAGCAGCTTCAACAGGATTATTAAAATCAGGTAATAATTGTTGCATTTTTATCTGTTTTTCCATTTCTTCAAATTTGGTTACATATTCAGCAGTGAATAATACACCTTTTTCACCCGTTAATTTATTTGCGACCATGTCGCAACCTTTACGAGTAAGATTGTAACAAGGATAAGTTTTACCAGTTCCTGCTTGATAGCTTGATTTAACGAAGAAATTATCAGTCCTCAATTTTGAGGTTTGCCCTAAGATATTTACATAACCATCAATATCTCTTATTAAATTGTCATGACGTTTTCCAATCATTTTAGCCACTTGACGACTATCTACATAAATTTTTCCATTTTCATTAATTAGTTGTAATTCATTCATTATATGTTTCTCCTATCCCATAATCATATCTTCACTATTCCATGCTTCTTCACATTTAATAAAATATTTACGGGCTTCCTTCCCTCGTTCATTGCGAGCAAGCATACATAATTCCTTTGCCATATTTAGTTTTAAAGTATGGTCAATATATGTTGTTTCATTTCCTTGAGCTGTTAGTCTTTTTTGACTAATAGTTATAAAATCAACATTTTCTGTAAAGCCATAAGGCAACATTCTTTCAATCCATTTAGTATATTGTGTACCTACTTCTAAAAACTGATGAAGTAATCTACCACTAATTACCTGTTCATTGTTTGCATTAATCTCCACTTTTAATAATTCATTCATTTTTATTCACCTATCCTATCATCATTGTTGCACCTACAATTAAACATAAGGTACATATAAGATTTTTTCGTTTTTCTTGAGATATTTCTTTTTCTAATTCCTCACTTATATATTTGAAGTGAGGAATATAATTTATAACTTTTTTATCCATTCTATTTCCTTTTGTTCATATATGTTAACTATACAATAATAGACGTAATCTTTTGAAGATTTAGTTTATTCTATAATTACCATATTGTTTTTTTAGTGAAATCTCTACAATTATATGATTTTACTTCATCTTCAATTCCAAAATATTTCCGTCTATACTCAAGTTGTTTTTCTAAATCGCCTGCATATATATGGGCTGTTATAAAACCTTCAGATACACCATATTTTCTTGCTAAATCAATTATCTCAAATAAAGATGTTTTATTAGGTTTTACATATTTATTTAAAATCTGCCTAGCAGCACCCTCTGTTACGTAAATAGTCTTTTTCTTAGCTATTCCGCCTTTACTCTTTTGTAAACAAACACGTAGCACTTCATCATTGTCTATGTCCTTTAATAATCTTTCAGGAACATATGTGTGCAATTTAGTAAGATTAAATACATCTTTCAACAAGTAATATTTTCTGTTTCCTAATAAGCTATAAGAAATACTATTTATCATTAACAAAGCTCTCCTTCTTTTTTACTACATTTTTTATATTATCATGCTTCTAGCTCCATGCAAGCCCTGTAGTAAAAAAAAATTTTAAATACCCGTAATTTATATTGCTTTAAGTATATATAACAAGCAATATCTGTAGAGTTTGATTGATTTATCTTATACACTTATTCCATCTCCTTTTCTTTAGCTAAATTTCCTATAATAGATTGTAATACAGTGCTTTGTTTTCCACTTTTAGCTAACTTATTTAAAAAATCACTTGCATTTTCAGGTAAAAATTCAGGAACTTCTAAAGGTACAGGTTTAGGTACATTATTAGAATCAGCAGCATAATCATGTCGTTCATTCATTTTTCTTTGTGTTTCTCTTGTTTCCTCTACTCTAACTTTATTTCTAGTATTCCAACTAACTAATAAAGCTACTAAATTTGTAATTGGTTCACCATTCTTGGTTTTCCAATCCCGTAAAGAATAATAATTATAAAATTCTTCAGCATCCACATATTCCAAATTATTATTTTTTATATAATCATTAATAATATTTATATCAATCATTATATTATTATATATATTATTCTTATTTCTTATATCTTTATTCTTATTATATATATCGTTACACTTTGTTACATCATGTTTCATATCCGTTACATTGTCGTTACATTGTAACGCTTTTTGTCTGGCTCTATATTCTCGTACTCGTTTTGTACTTTCAGCTTCAGAACCAATAGCTCCCATTGCTTCAACTAGGGCATATTTATTTTCTTCAATACAATCAATAAGTTTATATTTTTCAAGATAAGATAATAAATATGCTACATTCATTTCTTCTTCATCTAAGATTAAAGCTAATTCCTTTGCAAGGTTATCTTCTAATCCTTCAAATTCAATAATGCCTTCATTTTTTATAGAATAACATTGCAATTCTAAATATATTAAAGCGTAGGTATCACCACCAGCAACTGATCTAAGTTTTTTTATTTTTGGTGAATTAAAATAGTCTTCTCTAAGTTTTAACCAATATCGTCTTTTTGTCATACAGAATCTCCTTCAATAAAATAAGATTTTATAACATTATTTTGTAATTTTATACAAAACCTTCTTGAATTTTCCATTTTCCCGAACAATTTCTTTTTTTATATATCCTAATTGTTCTAATTCTTTAATTCCGTTAGCAATCGCTGTTGTTCCATCTGAACTTATTTGTTTTAAATTTTCAAGTGTAATGTTGATTTTACCTTGATAAATAATTAAATATATACCTTTAGCTTTAAAAGATAATCTGTCATCTGTTAATATTTTATCTATTTCTTGTGAATACATTTTGTTTTCTCCTTATGTTGTAATAAAAAAAGAAGTAGTTAATTTCTACTTCTTGGTTTAGATATTCCGTATCTAGTCTCAGTGTAGGATAAAATTTTTATATAGTTAGGAATAAATTCAGTAGTTGGATTTTCTGATATTATTCTATGAAGTGTATTTAATGATTTCTCATTTATGACTATATAAAATGTATCTTTTATTTCATTTTTTAAGTTCAATATAAGAATTTTTATAAACTCGCCTTTAATGTCAATATTTTTTTGTATAGCTAATTTTGATAAATCATAAGGGGTACATTTTTCTTGCTTATTTATAAAAAAATAGAAATAATTTTTATTAAAAAATATAATGTCTATTTCTTCTTTTGTTTGCAATATATCATATTTTATATCTTGCGGGAAATTCATTTTAGATAATTGTTTTTTTAAGTTCATCTGTAAAATAAGTTTTGGTTCTGATATGTTTGTAGAACGCTCTATTGGTTTAAGCGTAGTAGACGTATCGTTTATTGTTGCTTCATTTGTAATGTTATTATTTGTGTTTTTAAATAAATAAACAATATAAATAAGCAAAGATATTCCAATAACAATCCAAATAACTTCAAATATATCAACATAAAATGCTTCGCTAACAATCATTAGAATTGTAACAAGTATAAACACTAAGCAACCCGTTTCATCTCCAATCAATAAAATAAATAGTGCTGAAAGAAATACAAAAACCATAAAAATCTCCTCTTGAATTAATAATATTTTTTATTAATTCGTAAGTAATCTTTTAAATTCCTCTATTGCACATTCAAAATATCTAAAAGTTTCTATTTCTTTATTGGAATACTTAGATTTATCATAGAATAATTTCCCATACTGTTCAGTCTTTAGATTGTGGGCATTAGCAAGTCTACCAATTTTATTAGCTGATACACCTAAGATTGCACCTATTTCATCAGCAGAATATGTTTTTTCAGTTGCTTCTGGTAAGGAGAAAATTTCCTTGCCAGCTAATACATTACCAGCCTTAGCAAAGGCGATTTCTTTATATTCTTTTATAGTTGTCATTTGTGATAATTCTTTCCACATTTTTGCTTGTCTAGTTCTGGCATTTAACAACATTGCTTCAGAACGCAACTTCTTAGTATCATCTACAGGTTGCTGTTTCATAGAGTAGCTACCCGTTTTACGAATTAAAGGTAATACTTCACTTGTTACCCAATGTTTAAACTTCTTAGCACTAGGTAATTTACTAGAAAATACTAAGCTATATAAACCACTTTCGTTAATAATTATCATAGAGCGATTTTGCCTGCCGTCGTGAATTGCGACATCAGCTCTATCTTCATTATCAATATGTTTAGTTAAAGCATCTCTAGTATTACTATATCCTAATGCTTCAGCAACATCTTTACCAACGAACCACACTTCTTCATTTTTAACTATAGTTCTAACTTGTCCAAATTCCGCGTTATTAAATACTTGTAATTGATTTTCCATGAGTATAATCTCCTTTTCTCTTTGAATACACTTTTTTGTCTTGCTTATTTTTTGTCAAGCATATTTTTAGAATTTATTTATTATATTTGCTAAATCTGATGCACTTGTCGCAATGTATCTCATTGTTGTACTTATGCTTTTATGTCCACAAGCTCTAGCTGTTAAAGCTATATTACTATGACTTTTTTGATAGAAATTAGTTGCAAAGTAATGTCTAAATGAATGACAATGCAAGGCAGGATATCCAGCTTTAATACAATGATTTTTAACAATATCTTTTAGATAATTTGTAGTATATTTACCACCACTAGGAGAGTTAAAAACATAGTCCCCTGTATTTCGGTCTTTACTATTAAGCCATTCTATTAACAGTGGCTTTAATTTAGAATTTATAATACATAATCTATCCGTATGATTTTTTGTATTACGTATAATGAATTTATTTTCCTCTAAAGAAATATCTTTAATAAGCATATTTTGAGCTTCAGAAATACGAAGTCCAGCATATGACATTAAAGATACTAACAGCTTAACTTTTTTATCAGTTGTACTATTAATAATTTTTTCTACTGCTTCCTGTGTTGGTGCTTCTGCAAGTTTTTCTTGTGTATGAATAGTTTTAGTAAATCTTTCTACTTCTTCACAGTCTTTTTTGTAAAACTTCAATGCTCTAATCCAAACTGATAAATAGAATTTCTTTGAATTAATAGACATATTTAAGTTCATAATTTCTTTTACTGTACCCATATTTATGGGTTTATTTTCAAATTTTCTTAATATTTGTGCATATTTTGTATAGGTTTTATCTCCTCTACTTAACTTGATTTCCTCTAAATATCTTGTAAACATTGGTTTCACCTCTAAATTATTATTAATAACGATCGTTTGATGATGTTAATAAAATGATAAATAGTGCCATTAAAAACCCTAGAATAATACTCATAATATTCACCTCTTGTTTATAAATTATCTATTTTTATTTCTAAATAACTTTTTTCAGACTTATATTCGTTTCCATTTTCATTATCATATTTAGGATTTTTTATACAGATATAATAATTATTAGACTCTATGTCTATTTTTCTTATATATCCTTCATTTTTTAAAATCATAAATTCTCTTGAGAATATATCCTCTCTATGATTGAAAGATGAAATAAATCCAAAATTTTTAGTTACTTTGCAATAAATTCTATTGCTATCATATAGGGAAATGTATTTTAATATATCTTTGTCGTACATCAATGTTTCTACTAGGTATTTTTTAGCAATATTGAAAGCATCTTGTTTGTTGTTAGTAGCATAAATATTTTTAATATCATCAACGATTTTATCCATAGCAATTTTTTCAAAATAGAAATCTGAATAAAAGTCGTGTGATATTTCTTCTGTCCAATGATTTTTCCAATAATCATAATCGTATTCTGGCTCTTCTTCTGCTAATTTTAGTATATTACTAGGAACTTTTGATATTTCCCAATTACCTCTTATTTCTCCATCTGAACAACTTGTAATTTTATATACAAGCATTTCTTCTGTGTATATCTCCATAACCATTGGAATATATTCGTTTCCATTTTCTTCGTATGACTCATTCAAAATAAGCCATAGAAAATTCTTATTCAATATCATATCTATAACTTCAAAAAAACCTTTATTTGAGGTTATTATTTCTTTTTTTAATTTGTCCCACAGTTCTTCTTCTCTAGTTTTTGTCTTTGGTAATATAGGATTCTCAATATCTAAAATTTTACCTTTATAGGTAATGTATGGCTTCTCATCACCATTTCCTTCATTTTCTTTCATTATCCTTTTTAAGGTTTGACTATCTATGTTTTTTACGTTATACATTTGTTTAAAATTAGAGCCATCTTCGTAAAAATTAAAAACTACTTTCATAATTCATTACTCCTTTAATATTATTTTTTATTTCTTTTTGTTCTACCTATTCTGATAAAATTACGTTCCATATCAGGATCATGTAAAAAATTACTCATAGTTTCAATATAAGATTGAAGTTCTTTATCTAATCCATAAAGAGTAAACTTTTTAAAATGAGAACCTGTCAAGTATTTCTGAATAAATTTTATAGTATATACAGGATATTTAAATCCTAAATAGTTGCAATCAATCGCCTTTTCATAACTTAAACAAGCATGAGCTATACTCATTAATTCAGCAGCATTTAATTTTATATCTTTATTTGTTTTAACTGCATCTATGACACGATTACAAAGTTCTTCATTTTTAATCCAATCATAAGGAAATTTCAAAATACTAATATTTCTTAAAAGTTCTAAATACATAACAATACCACCTCATCTAATATTTTAGAGTTCTAAGAACTCAATAAAAGGTATAAATTAGATTTAAACTCTAACTTATACCCTCTGATTCAATTCTTAGAATATAAACCTAAAATTAAAAAACTTCCTTTATTTATAATAAAAATGCACTCTATAGAATTTCTATAAAGTGCATTTTATCTACCTCTTTTGTTATAATATCTACTTTTTGTTAGTACCACGTTTGGCAATAATACAACTAACATTATCATTAGTATCAAATACAATGTTGATTTAATTTCAACTAAATCATCTGTAAAAACACACAGAATCAAAGATATAAAAATAAATGTATCTAATAACATATTCATAAATAAACCCTCCTAAAATCTAACATCAATTATTTTTATAAACTCATTATTAATAGGTTTGTATTCTACATATAGATATTTACAAGAATGAAAAGCAAATTGCATAGTATTATCTTTTGTATAGTCGTGTAGTGTAACATAAAGCCCTATGTTTTCCATATAATTTATCAAGCTGTTAATAGATGTTGTTTTATAAAGTAAATCTTTTTGTATTAAGTCTACAATTCTATTAAATAGAATTACTGTATTATTTCCTTCTTCAATCATTGCAACATAATCACTTAATGTATACATTTTATTCAATCCTTTCTAAGCTATTAATTATACTGATGTTTAATCGTCTATAAATTCAACATTATTTAAGCTATTATTAAATAATTCTTTGATACAAGATTTATAATCTTGAATATAAATATATCCTGTACGATATCTCAAGTTTAATTTGCTTGCAATTGATTCAGTTGCATTTCTATATCCTTTATCATTGCAATGTAGCACAGATATTTTATATACTTTATTCCCATTTCTATTTATTTTAAAACTTTCAAAAATTACAATGTGTTTATCCATGTCTAAAGCCTCCATTTTTTTAAACGTCTTATAGTCTGCATTATTTTTAATGATGATGTTATTTTCCTCTAATAGTTCGCTAGTAATAGAGTGTATTTCTCTAATATCACCATCAATACAAAGACCATGCACAGAAAAATATTGTCTTAATTTATCTATCTTTAAAGATAAATCAGACAAGTATAAATCAATTTGTTTTTTTGCTTGCTCAATATCACCTAAAGCCATTTCTTGTTTTAATTTTAAATATTCTTTTTGTTTGCTATTCACTTATATTCAATCCTTTCAATTTACAAATAAAAAGGCACTCTATAGAATTTCTATAAAGTGCCTTAGTTGGTATCATATAAAATCATATAAGTTATATCCTTCTCTATAATCTATAAAAAACACACTTTTATTTAATAATTTATACGCTTCTTTTGCTGGTAGTCGTATAAACTTTTCAAATGATGGGCTTTTACTTTCAAGCCATTTGTATTGATTTAAATTATAAAAGATACCATAAGCAATTATTTTCCCGTTGTCTGCTATAGCTGCATACTTTTTATAATTTTTCATATTACCTAGCTCCTTTATGATAATATAGTATAATACGATTGTATTAAAAAAGTGTGCATAGTATCAAGCTCCTTATAATTGTTTTACTTTAGATTGAAAACGTGAGAAAATATATAATGTATTTAGTTCTATTTCATTTATAATTTTTTCGACAATATTATATATTAAATTATTGATACGAGGATATTTTTCAAAAAAATACCACCCATTACTACAAATAAAACAAGCGGTTATATTATCAATCCAAAATTTTATATCGTTATTTGTTACATAGTGTTTTAAAATTTTAACGACTCTTTTTTCTTGTTTATTTGTTATCTCAAGTTTATTTATTAAAGATATAATGTTTAATGAAGGTATAACGTTATTTGTATTAACAATAGATAAATGAATATTATAATCAGATAAAGCATCTTTTTTAGTATTTGGTTTTACTACAATGTCTTTACGTGTTAATTTAGTCCCAATATATTCATTTATTTTATTTGTAAATTCAGTTTTTAAGCCTTCAATAGTTTTATTATATTCTTTTCCATAACGTAACATCATATATATTCAATCCTTTCAATCAATTTAAACCGCCTTAGATTACTTGCTAGGGCGGTTTAAATCTTTATTAATACATTTCATACCTATACTAAAAAAACACGCTTAGAATTAATCTTAAGCGTGTTTTATGGAAAGTTGTTTTTGTCTGTTTATCAACTCTTTTATTATATTAGTTTTAATTTCTGAAAATGTATCAGCGTTAATTTTATCTAAACGAACACCATTTATATAAATATCATCATTATTAATATTTTTATTATAAAACTCTCTAGCGTCTATTGCTTTAAAATTACCATAATAATTTTCAGTGTAAATAGCTAAGTTGTCTAAATAAATACCTTCAAAACTGATTGAGCTATCTTTTATTAATTTAATAGCCTTATTAAAATCTAAATTTCCAGCTTGTGCAAATATATTATATTGCCAATATAAAGGGCTATATATTTTATTTAATATTTTGAAAATAATTGCTTTTTCTTTTTCATTGATTTTATTATTTATCATATAATCAGCAATTTTAAACATAAATTGAGGTTTAAATTTCTCTTGAAAATCTAAAAAACTTAATCCATAGCGTCTTATTTTTATATTAAGCCCACATATAACAAATATAGCTCCTTGTTTTAGTGTATTTATTTTACTGCTTAAATATTTGATATTATCAGTTGTTAATTTTAAATATCTTCCTGTAGATATTGATTTTAAACAAATAATATTATTTACAATTAGTCGCTTTAAAATCTTTCTTTCGTTTTCATCAAATTTAATCATTTTTAAACCCGCCTTTATTATAAATCTTTATAAATCTTTTTTACGCTGCACGTCTGATACTGTGCTTCCATCACGATACTAATAATTTTTTCTTTATCTGAATTATTTAATGGTTTCATATATATTCAATCCTTTTAATTAATCAATATCATATCTTTTTAACGCTAGATTTAAACCATTTTTCAAGGCTGTATTATTTTCAATTTGTTCATAACTTAAACCTAAACTATCTAGCGTGTCTTTTAAATTCTCTGTATATCTGTATTCATTGTTTGCCAATTCATAAGCAAACATAGATTTTATAAATCCATTCCCTTTGGTATCAGCAGCAATGGATTTATTTAAAATATCATTTTGTTGTTTAGCATATTCTTCATAGTCTTTTTTATATTTCTTAATTAAAAAGCAGCCATTACCAAAAGAAATCAGTTCTTTTTCTGTAACATTATGTTTTTTTAAGCCTTCTTTAAAATCTTTTTCACTAAACGCAATTATATAAATAATCTTACCTTGAGAAAATTTCTCAAAAGCTTCTTTTCTTGCGTTTTTATATTCTTGATATGTGTTGTATGTTGTCATTTTGATAGCCCCTTTTAATTCATTTTCAAATTCTTTAAAATCACTTGCTTTTATTGTTATTGGTGATAAATTTTCACAGTCAACAAAATTATCATTCCATTTTTCACAAAATTCATCTGAAGTTCCATCTGAATAAATTAATTCATAATCAACTAAATGATTATCTTTATACACTTTTGTTAAGTGCATAACTGATAAACCTTCTGGATATTCCACAAAAATTATTTGAGTGCTTGCATTATCGAATTTTTTCATTTTTAAAACCTACCTTATAATCTATTGTTTTTTTATTGGATTTATTCCAATTTATGTACAAAAAAGACACTCTATAGAATATCTATAAAGTGCCTTAATATTAAGTATTAAATTGCTTGTTTTAATCTATTGAAGCGTTTTTCAGTTTCAGTAGTTGCTTTTTCTATTTCATTAACAAAACTACCTAACATATCAAACCCTGACTTGATATCATGTTGCATATTGTCAAGTCTAGCTTCCATGTTGTCAAGTCTAGTTTCAATTTTATCAAGTCTAGCTTCAATTTTATCAAACCTAGTATCCATGTTGTCAAGTCTAGTATTAAAACTCTTGACTTCGCCTGTTAATGCTTCTAACATTTGCAGCATTTTTTCATCATTGGTCATATTTATCACCTCTATTAATATTTTAGCTTGTTTATAAGCTAATAACAACATAAAGCATATTGTTTTATGTTCTTATCAACTCATAAATAAAGGATTATCTAAGCTTTTATAATGGTTTATGTTCTAAGCGAGGAACTTTCACAACTGCTACTCATTCAGTCGCTTTTATAGAATGACAAATAAACTAAAAGTGAATTACTTAGATAACCCTTTTATTGCAAGTATATTTTTTGGGCGGTAATATAAACCGAGTTACAATCTAGCTTTTTATTATACTGTGTACTACTAACACAGTCATAGATTTATTGACTTTTTGTTTAAACTCTGATAAAATATATAATATAAAAAGGTTTAATCTTTAAAACATATTCGGCTAGACTCAGATATTTCAACTGGATAAACTCATGACAAGTCAAATGAGTCCTTTTTTCTAGCTTAGGCAAGAACTATAATTGATAGGCTTTTATTTATACCGCCTTATCAATTCCCGTATAGGCGAATTCAAGCAAAGACAAGTCAATTTGCTTGCAACTCGTGGACTATATCAGGCGAGCCAATGCAAATATTCAGTTTTAAAAATATCACCTCGCTATTCGCTATATGTTTTATCTTTTATTAATATTCGCGGTCGCCAAACTTTGAAATATTAAAAGGTAGATTAAACCTTTTGAGTATTATAACCCATTTCAACACACTATTATAATAATATGCTGAAATCAGTTATAATATATTATGACTGATTGATTTATATATCTCAACTTTATGTATTTATTATAGCATAGTCTTTTGTTTTTGTCAACATTTTCGTTTACTTTTTATAAAAAATGTTGAATTTACAAAAGTGTATACTTTTGGCAGATAAAGTGTAAACTTGATGTTTTTTCCTTATCAACCTTACAAATATATTATACTATACATTATTGTTAATGTCAATACTTTTTTGTAAAAAAATATATAAAAAAGTATATAGGAGGTAATTAAGCAATGGATATAAAAAAAGTATTTATTGATATATGCTATCAGAACGGAATATCAAGACGCCATATATTAGAATGTTATAATAAAAAATATAATAAAGAAATACAAGAAGCTAGTTTTAACAGAATGATAAATAACAATAATATAAAATTTAATATGCTGGTAGATGTTTTAGACGCTATAGGCTATACAATAGAAATAAAAAAAGGTATAAAAAATGATTAACAATAAGGATATAAAAGAAGTTATAATGCTAATTGCATATAGAGAAGGATTATCACAAGGCGATATTTTAGACAAATACAATGCAGCATATAATAAAAATTTAACTAAGCAATCATTTAGTAGAAGTTTAAAAGAAAACTCGTTAAAGTATGAAATGGTATTTGATATGCTAGACGCTATAGGTTATACAATAGAAATAAAGAAAAAGATATAATATATATGTAAAATACTTATGTATAAATATACATATATACTAATAAATAGACAATAATTATATAATATATTTTAATTATAGATGTTTATTAATATATAAATAATATATATAATTAATGCTGCATATCGTGATTGTATATTTTGAGTGCTAAACATAGATGAAATTTATTTTTAAAATAAATAATATTTATAACTAAACTTAAATCAAGAATTTTTGATATTAAAAAAGCAGCAACATATAACATAAACTTAAATTATGATTGTATAAATATTAATTATGATAAGCTGCATAACGTTGATACATGAGCCAGCATTGTATATTATTAATATAATGTATAATATATGGTAATATAATAAATGATATATATATGTTATAATGGATATTATAACAGATTGAAAGCCGAAAGCCCTTGTCATTGCTGGATTTTGGGGCAGGGTGCAAATTTTTATTCCTAACGGGCTTGCTTTTTGAGCGTGCCTGTGGTTTTTAGTCTTGCGACAAAATTTGCACCATTTTTTATAATTTCTATGAATTGCATCTACGTTTTGCAACAAAAACATAACAAAAATTTCAACAAAAAATAAACAAAAATTATTAGCGATATGGATAAATTTAGGGATAAATGATATAGATAATTTTATAGATAATATATAGATAAAAATATAGATACCCATATAGATTAAAATTAAAGATAAAAATGACACTAAAACATTAACATTAGTTTTCTATGTGAGGTATTACTAAGAATGATAAAAAAAGGGTAAAAAATATAATTGTATAAAAAATGAAAAAATATACAAAATGCACTTGAAGATTAAATTCTGATGGTGCATTTTTTTATGTTCAAAAAAAGTTGCAATAATTATAACTTCAAAAGTACATTATCCTATAAATGTATTTTGTATACATAAATACATAAAAAATACAAAAAAATTATAAAAAAGTGGAATAATTTTTGCCAATTATGAATAGATAGTGTAAGGACATTTAAAAACCTTGCAGACCAGAGTGGTTATTTTATTACTTTTCTTTTTGTCCTTTTTCTTTTGGAAACATAAATTCCCTTGGTTAAGAAGAATAAAAGATAAGAATATATATAATAACTATGCCGTAGGCATACTGCAAAGCAGTAGGAAAGAGTTGTATTAAAGTTGCTAGTTTATGGGGGTAGGGGGCGAAGTGCAACAAGAACCCGGAACACATAAACTACATAAGAAAGAATATGAAGGAGAAAGTATGAGAGTAGAAAAAAGTTTCAAAGAGAAATTTGAAAAAATGTCTGCACCAAAACAAAATAAACTTTTAGTTGATGCAATAGTAAAAAATTGTATTGCTTGTTGTGGTGGTGTAAAAAGTGAAGCTATTGATTGCCCAACAAAAATATGTGCAATGAAAGACTTTAATTTTTTAGTGAAAAAAACTTTAATTAAAGATTAAAATTTGATTAAAAATTTAATTTTTTTATAAAAAAGTGGAATAATTTTCGCTAAAAATGAATAGATAGTGTAAGGGTAATTTGAAGTCTTAGTTAAGCGATTTCTTCATGGATTCTTATTTAAGTAAAAACACATAAATCCCGCTTATGATTGTTTTGTCCGTTATATAATCTGCTTACTTTGAATTACTTCTTATTTGCTACTGTAGCTCAATTGGTAGAGCAACTGACCTGTAATCAGTAGGTTGAAAGTTCGAGTCTTTTCGGTAGCTCCAATGTAGATAGGTACTCAAGAGGTAAAGAGAGCTTCCCGCTAAGAAGCTAGACGAGAAATCGTGCAAGGGTTCAAATCCCTTCCTATCTGCCATATACAGAAATAGTTTAGTGGTAAAACAATGGTCTCCAAAACCATAAAGGAAAGTTCAAATCTTTCTTTCTGTGCCAAATGTGAGAGTGGTGGAATTGGCATACATAGTGGACTTAAAATCCATTGTCTTATGACATGAGGGTTCGAGTCCCTCCTTTCACACCAAATATGCGTGAGTGAGCTGAGTGGCGAAGGCAGTTGACTGTAAATCAACCACGTAAGATACAACGTAGGTTCGACTCCTACCTCACGTACCAAAAATACAAGTGTAGCTCAGCTGGTAGAGCAGAGGATTGAAGATCCTCGTGTCATTGGTTCAATTCCAATCGCTTGTACCATACGGAAGCGTACTCAAGTCTGGTTAAGAGAACTGTCTTGAAAACAGTGAGGTGATAGTGATATCATGCGTGGGTTCAAATCCTACCGCTTCCTCCATAATCGCCTGTTAGTTTAATGGTAAAACAACGGACTTTGACTCCGTCATCATTGGTTCAATTCCAATACAGGTTGCCAAATTGTCTAGTAGCATAATTGGTAATGCGTAGGACTGTTAATCCGAAAGATACAGGTTCGAGTCCTGTTTAGGCAGCCAAAAGAAAATAATGGTGTCTTTAATGATGCCAATATTATAAATAAAAGACATTAAAACCAGTTGCGACATGGTTTTAGAAGGATATGACTGAGGTTGTATCCTTTTTTTAGTTTGTATTGCTTGCGACACCTTATATGGTGTTGCAACCCATTAGGGTTTTTATTTTTACAACTTTAAGCATTGTATTATTCAACCATGTGAAAACGTTCTAATCAAACTTCATGGAACATTGGTAGATTGAGTAGGACTTTGGTGAGATATTGCTGAAGTTGAGCTTTTTTGCAAAGGTAACAATGCAAAGCGATTGGGTAAACCAAAAGAATAACAATGTGTGCAAATCGTAACGCTAGTTAAAACATAAGTTGTGTGGTAGCGATAATAGACGCTCCAGTGGAGAATAATCAGCTATGCCATTTAATCTGACAGTTAAATCGAGCTAACTGAATGTCAAGTAAGCTATTGGCATTGAACGTAAGAGAAATCTTACTATAACACATTACTTAGTAAAAGTAGCCAAAGCTGGTTTGAACAGTCCAGATGCCTAAAAAAAACTGTTCTCAAGAAATTATAATCAAGAAAACTTTTATTAATAATTTCTGAATGATAGGTGAAATTTGTGAGTAATCAATCTCACGTAGGGCAAACATAGGGATAAGAAGTTATAAGGTAGCTCCTTATGGCTCAGACTTATTCTTCCTACTTGTTGAATAAACTAGAAGTTATTGAGATGTAAGGCGAAGGTCTGAATGGTGCAATGCTTAAAGTTGTAAAAGTCGGTTAATAAAAAATAAGGGAGATGTTAGAAATGGAAACATTTATTAGCATAAAGAAAATTAAAGCTGAACCATGTAAGGCATGGAAAGATTTTAAAGGTCATAAAGAAGGTGATGATGGGTATAGAATTTATTACCCAGATAACTACGTTTCTTGGTGTCCTAAAGATGTGTTTGAAAAGCAATATTTTAAATTAGATAATGGCAAAGAAATTGTTGAATCTGATGTAAATAGATATATTAATGCTGGTCTTAGAATTAAACCAGAAACATTTGAAACTATGCCATATTTTACTAAATTAGGAATGAAAGCTCATATGTATAATTTTTTAGATGATATTTTATTTTTGGCAGACAATGGGTTTAAAGAAGGTGAAACAAATGGCAAATGAAAGACAAGAAAAAGCAAGAAAAATAGTAATGAATTATTTTAATTCTCATGTAGATAAAACTGATAATAAGCAAATTACACTAGATGATGTTTATGTAGTTTGGTTTAGTAAAACATTACAAAATTGGAAAGCATTAGTTAGTACAAGTGTTTCAGATGGAATGTATTATGAAATTACTTATAATGGCGATAAAAATGAAACCTATGTTGATGTTTATAAGAAATGGGAAAATTTTACAGTGAAAGATTAATTTAGGAGTGATTAGGCATTAATTTTATTGATTTATTTTCTGGTATTGGTGGTTTTAGATTGGCTCTTGAAAAAGCAGGGCATACCTGCGTTGCATTTTGTGAAATTGATAAATACGCAAGACAAACCTATAAAGCCAATTTTAATACAGAAAACGAAGTTGAATGGAACGATATAACAACAATTACAAATGAGGAGATAGAAGAATTTGGAAAAAAACATGACATACAGATTATCTGCGGAGAATTTCCTTGTCAAGCATTTAGCATTGCTGGAAAACGACTCGGATTTAACGAAAAACGTGGAACAATGTTCTTTGAATTTATGCGATTCGCTAGAATACTCAAACCTAAGTATTTATTCCTTGAGAACGTCAAAGGGTTACTCAATCACGAAAACGGGGAAACTTTCAAAACAATCCTCTCCACGTTGGACGAATTGGGGTATGATGCAGAATGGCAAGTGCTTAATAGCAAAAATTTCGGAGTCCCACAAAACAGAGAACGGGTGTTCATTATTGGACATCTTAGAGAAAAATGTAGCAGAAAAATATTTCCTCTCGAACAAACAAGTGGAGAAAATACTAATAGACTCAAAGAGATAACAAGTGGCTTATCACAAGCTTATAGAATATATGATATTTCTGGTGTTTCTACATCTTTAGCAAGTCAAGCAGGAGGATTAGGGGCAAAAACAGGATTATACTTAGTTGGCAATGTTAATCCCTCTAAAAAAGGAATGAATGGCAATGTTTATGATAGTAGAGGTTTATCACCTACATTAACAACTAATAAAGGTGAAGGAACAAAAATTTTTATAAAACCTATGTTGAATAGTAATAAAAATATTAAAGTTAGAAAATTAACACCTCTTGAATGTTTTAGGTTACAAGGTTTTTCAGATAGATTTTATTATAAAGCAAGAAAAAATGGATTGAGTGATACACAATTATATAGACAAGCTGGAAATAGTGTAACAGTTAATGTTGTTTATATTATAGCTAAAAATTTTAAGTAATTAGGGGTTGATGAAAGTGAGCGTAAATGAATTAGTAGTGAAAAATAACGCTCCTGTTGGTAAACGAAATAGATTTGATGAATACAATATGCACGAAGATATTAAAAAATGGCGATATGAAGGTAATAGTTTTAAAAAAATAATTAATCTTATTAAAGAGAAATTTGATGTAAATGTATCTTATACCGCTCTTTATACTTACTGTGTAAGAAAAGGATTAACAGGCGATATGTCTGGTGAACGACAAAGAACTGTTAATGGATATCAAGAATTAATAGATAGTTTAGGTGTTATAAAACAAAGTTTAGCCTTAAATCAAGCTTTATTTGAGGATTTAGAAAAAGATTCTAAAGAAGGGAATCTTGATACAAAAAAATATACTGCTGTTGTTTCATCAAGCGAAAGATTATTAACAAGACGAGAATCTTTAATAAAAACTATCATTCAACAACAATCTTTGATATATAAATATTCCGCAATTTCAAGATTTATAGGTAGGTTTGAAGAATTGGTTATAGAAAAGTTTGGATTGGACGTATGGAATGATTTTAAAGCAAGAGTAGTAAATGATTTTGAAATCAAAGAGTTAATGAAAAGAATACCAAAGGATAATGATGTAGTCCCTATCAAAAAAAATTGTCCAAAAAATGAAGGAAAAATGAGTCAAAAATTAGGAGTGAGTTTATGAGTTACGAAAACAAACGAGATAAATTAAAGAAAAAATTAAGAGCAAATAGACCTAAAATAAATGGTAAAAAATATTTTTCAGAGAAAGCAACAAAAAGAGAACATCAGGCTGAAATGAAAAAATATAAAGAATTATATCGTTGAGGTGGATTTATGAATGATAAAAAAAGCATTTATGTTTTATATGATGAACTCGGTAGGACTAAACTTGGTATTACAAACAATGTTACTAGACGTCTTAAACAAATAGAAAATGCAACAGGATTAAAAATTTGTAAATTATATTCAGAAGTATGTAGAAATGCTACTTTTTTAGAAAAGAAATTATTTGAATATTTTAAAAATTATAGAATTGAGGAAACGGAATGGTTAGTTTCTGGAATGGATTTTTATAAAACAATTTCTGTTGTTCGTAATTTTATAGAAGATGATAAACCATGAATTTATTAGATGAAATTGTTAATAAGTTGGAGGTAGATAAGGAATATCAAAAAAATGTAAATCAAAATAGTGATAATGAAGATAATAAATATTTAAAAATAAAAGAAGAATGTAGATACGATTTTGAAAAATTTTGTAGAACCTTTTTAGGTGAGCAGTTCTCATCAACATGGTCAACATTTCATTATGATTTAGTTAAAGCTTTGGAAGATATTATCTTTAACCATAAAGATGAAGAAACTAAGAATGTTAGAGCTGCACCACGAGGACACGCAAAAAGTACGTTTGTTAGTTTTGCTTTCCCGTTATGGTGTATTTGTTATGGTTATAAACAAACTATTATTGTCATATCTTGTTCGGCAGATATGGCTAGATTATTCTTAACTCGTATTCGAGAAGAATTAGAATTTAATGAATTAATTATTAAAGTGTTCGGTAAATTGCAAGGCTCGTCTAAATGGAATAATTCGGAAATCTTAACAAGTACAGGCGTGTATTGTGTTGGTAAAGGTGCTGGACAGCAAATGCGTGGTTTAAATTTTAAATCTCGTCCAGACTTAGTAATTATTGATGACCTAGAAAGTGAAGAAAGTGTTGCAACAGAAACGCAAAGAGCAACATTAGATAAATGGTTTAGCAGTGCTGTTATGAAAATGGGTTCTCCAAATTGTGATTTCTTTTTTATTGGTACTGTTTTGTCATATGATTCTCTTTTATATAAATTATTAACTTTACCTACTTATAGTATGTGGCAAAGAAAAATATATAGAGCAGTTATTAAATTTTCAGAGTCAACTTTGTGGTTAGAATGGGAAGAAAAAATGACAGATTTGTCTGATCCTGATCCATATAATACGGCTAAAAAATTCTATTTAAAACATAAAAAAGAAATGTTAAAAGGAACGAAAGTTTTATGGGAATCACAAAGGGAAAATATGTATTTACATTTAATGGAAACTCGTTTACAAGATGAAGAAGCTTTTAATAGTGAGTTTCAAAACGATCCTCAAACTGAAAAAAGTCGAATATTCAAAGAGGAATGGTTAGAAGAAAATACTTATGAATATCCACCAAACATAAAAAGAGTTTATGGTGCAGTAGATCCTAGCTGTGGAAAGAATAGAAAGGCTGATACTTCTGCAATAGTTATTCTTGGTGAGGGCGAAGATAATTATATTTATGTTTTAGAAGCTTCTATTAAAGTTCGTAGAGTAGAAGATATTATTTTAGATATGGAAAAAATAATTGGTAAATATTATAACCTTTTAGAAGGTTTTGTCGTTGAAACAAACCAATTCCAAGTATTGTTTTCTACTACAGTTCAGCAACATTTTATTGATTTAGGAATGTATGTTAACTGGATTGAAATTTTTCATGGAGCAAATGATAAAAAAGAACGTAGAATAAATTCCATGATACCTAAAATAAAAAATGGTTATTTAAAATTTAATAAATCTCACGTTATGTTATGGAGGCAAATGAAGAACTATCCAAAAGATAGAGATGATGGTGTCGATTGTTTAGAAATGGCATTGAGACCATTATTACAAAGTAGAAATAATACATTATGCTTTAGTTCATTAAACACAAACGTTAGCACTATGAGTGAAAGGAGGAGTGATAAGGTTGTTAGAGAAATTAAAAAGAATTTTGGCATCGGCTATTAGTTCCAAAAACATTCCAGAGTCTAAGTCAATTCCAACTGATAGATTTGGTTATAGTAATTTTAATACACATTATAAAAGTACAATACCTAGAAATCCCAGTTATCGACAGTTAAGAGAATTTGCGAAAAATCCTATTGTATCTCAACCAATTGAAGCAGTTAAAGATAGAATTGCAAAAATGGAATATGAGATTAGACCAAAAGTTCGTGGACGAAAATATACAAAGCAAATAAAATTAATAAAAAATATCATAGATAATCCGAACATAGACCAAACAAGACGCAAATTTGAGGCTATGATTCTTGATGATATTTTAACTTTGGATGCTGGTGCTTTTGAAGTTTGTAAATCAAAAAATCCTAATCACCCTCTTTTTTTGTATCCGATTGATGGTGCAACAGTTCAACATGTAGTCCCAATGGATTATACCGATATAGATGGTTATAAATATATGCAAATTAATGACAATGGAAATACATATTTTACTAGACGTGAATTATGTTTTTTGTCTAAAAATAACTTTACTCACAAACCTTTTGGATTATCACCTGTTTTAAAAGCATATGATTATATTAGATATTACATTGAAGGTGTTGATAAAACTAATGAAGATGTTAGTACTAAAACGTCTGGAATGTTAATTAATCTTGGTGAAACAGCTACAAGTGATGAGGTTGATAAATTTAGAGAATATTTTATGAATGAAATTGAAGGAACTGGAAGAATACCTATTGTTGGTGGTACAAAAGGATTAGACACAAAACAGATTAGAAGTTTTACTGAAGATGCTTTATATCAAAGTTGGTTTAATCTTTTGATTACTATGGTATGTTCAGCATTTCCTTATCCTGTGGAAAAAATGATAAATGTATCAGCTGACCGCTCTACAACGGAAGATTTTGAAACACGTATAATTGATGAACTTGTCAAACCATACGCTAATCTTTTAGAAGATGCTTATAATACCCATATAATAAATGCTTTAGGTTTTGGCGATATCCTTGAATTTAAATATGTTTATGAGGATAGTGAAAGCTTAAAAACTCAAAAATGGACAAGATTTAATAATGCCTTTACTACAGGTACTATTACAATTAATGAATGGAGAACAGGTGTTGGTTTTAGCCCTCTTATAAGTGATTATGCTAATTTAGCTGGTGATGAAAGAAAAGCTGTTATTAATAGAGATTTAGGTTTAGCTGGTTTTAATGGGGTAGGTAATATAAAAGATACTTCTGATACTAAAAATAAAAAAGTTAGTGAGGGAGGTGGTTAAAATTGGATAAAGATAAAAATAAGAGTTTTAGCTTGGAAGCAAGTGATATAGAAGTACAATCTAATACCAATAAAATGTATATTATTGGGTGCATAGCTACTATTGATGAAGCTAGTGAGGGTTCTCCTTGTGGAGCAGATGGTAAAAGAGTTATTTTATCTAGCAAAAATGCCGATAAATGTATTCAAACATTTAAAGGACAACCTATGAATTGTTTGTTTGAGAATTGGGGATATGTTCCTGATACTTTTACTGGACATGGTAATCAGTATTGGGGAAAATATTTTGGGTTTATAGAAGATGCTTGGCAAGATGGTAAAAAATTAATGGCAAAAATCGTTGTATGGAAAGAAGCTTTTCCTCAATTAGCATCTACAATTATAAATGCTCAGCGTTCTTTAGGTTTTAGTATTGAAATTTATCCTACACAATTACACGAAGATGAAGAAGAACACATTGTTGTTGATGAATGGGAAGCTTTTGGCTGTGCTTTATTATGGCGTAATTGTGCAGCATTTGGTGAAGAAACTTATATAGAAAAATTAGTAGCAAGTTTAGAAAAGTCAAAAGAAAGTAAAGGTGATGCGGAAATGACAAAAGAAGAAATTCAAAGTATTGTAGCTTCTGTTTCAGCAGGAGTAACAGAAGAAGTGAAAAAAATTGTTGATGAAAAAATTACAGGTTTAGGCATTGAGGATATCAAAGCAAGTATTGAAGATATGAAACAATCTAAATCCGTAAAAGAACCTGTAATTGATAACGATACCACAAGTAAACCTATAGAAGCAAATAAACAAGAAGAAAATACTATGGAAGAAATTAAAAATATTATCAAGGCTGAATTAGATGGTTTAAAAAAAGAATTAGAAGCTAGTAAAGATATTCCAAAACCAAAATCTTATACAGGTAATACTGATTTAGGAACAGATAATGATTATATTAAATCTTTAGAAAAAATCGATGCTTCTGACATGAGCCTTTCTGAAAAATTAAAAGAGAAAGCTCGTATTCAGTTTGCTGCTGAAAAAAATGGTGTTAAATTTGATGAGATATATCGCCCTATTACTTTAGGTTAAAATAATTGAATATTCTGATAAAAAGGCACTTAATGTGTCTTTTTTTTATTGCAATTTTATAAAGAAAGAAGTTGATGTTTAATGAGTATGAAACAATTATATACAGGTGTATATAAATTTATGGGTAGTATCGGTAAAGAAATTAAATCTGTAAGTGGTACACCGAATGTAACAATTAATAAAAATCACACATTGGTTATTCAAGATTATGACCATGATTTAAAAGATTATTTAAATAGAGAGTTCCCTATTGGTGTTATGTGTAATTCTGTCCGTTCTACTGGTTATCCTCACGCATGGAACGAACAAAAATCAATTCCACGAAACACAAAAGCTGTTGATCCTCAAAAAGGTATTGGCAGTGATGAATATAAAAATGCCCGTTATAAATTAGATACGATTAGTGCAGAATATCAACGTGATAATTGGCAAACAGCATTACCTCGTTGCCATATTACAGGTATTGAATATCCATTCTTCGAAACACAAATGCAAAAAAATTATGGCTCTTTCAATGAGGATTTAATTGCTAAAGATACAAGAGATATGTTTGTTGATTATCAACGTACTATTGCTGATGAGTTTTGGAATGGTGATAGTCCTACTTTAAACGATACAACTAAATGGACATATATGGGTATTTTAAATCAAATTAAAACAAAAACAGCAATTACTCAAGGAACTATTGCTGAAAATATTCAGTCTAAAATTGCTGAAGCACAATCTCAGACTGTTTATCTTGGTAGACCAAATGTATTATGTATGAACCCTATTACTTACGATTTACTTTGCAAAGAAGAAGCAAAAAATGAACATAATTTATACCAAATGTTTGTAAATGTAAGCATTGTTCCAGGTGTTGAAGTTCCAGCTATTAGAACACAAATTGGTACAATCCCAATCCATTTAACACCATTTATTAAAGTTGATAAATCTGGTTCTACACAAACACATAAAATTGTTGCATTAAATACAAAAATGATTGATAGAGTATGGTTATTCTGGGATGCACCTAAAATGTTTGTAACACAAGATCCTAATCAGCCACTTAACAATCCTGCATTAATGCAAGACAAAAACTTAATTAACTTTGACACTTATATTTTACATGGTGTAGATACTCCATCTCACTTTATCTTAACAAAAGATGTTACAGTGGGGGAGTAAGTGTCCCTACAGCAGAGTCTAAAATTGGAAAAGCTAAAGTAGGGCGAAGTAAGGTAGTGAAATAAGGGTTTATTCCCTTGTTTCACCAATTCAAGGAGGCGATAAATTGTATATAACGGAAGAAGAAATCCCTATTTATTGTCCAATAGTAAAAGAAACCAATATAGGTCATGTAGAAACCGCTTGTTTTTTAATAGATGCTTACAAAGGTACAAGTTTTGAATTAAAAGAATATACAGAGCTAGTAAATTTTAATAAACGTTCTAGGTTTGTTGATTTTTTAGAACCATATAGAGGAAAATTAAAACATTTACCTAGAAAAGAAGTAAAAGAAGTTTATACTATTGTTCCTACAGTATTTAGTAAATTTACAAGGATTGATTATAGTGTAGACTCATTATGTTTTGATGAAGATACTTCAAAATATTTTTCTTTTTATTTACCTCAAGATTTTGTTTCTCCAATAAGAAAATTAAAAACATTAAAGGTAACTTATACTGCTGGATATAACGAAAATGAATATCCAGAACAATTAAAAAGAGCAGTAGGACTTTTAGCACAAAATCTTGCTCAAATGGGTGGAACTTTAGAATGGACTAGCAGAGATGATTATGATGTTAAGATTATGTTAAAAAATGAGGGGATATTTACTAATGAAATTAAAAGATTAGTAGATACAATTACATTGCAATGACGTGTGTACTTAATTTTTATGGTGATAGATTGGAAAACATTGATATCGTAGGCAAGCCAGAAGAAAAAGTTCTCATAACAAGACGTGGTAAAAGTACAGATAGTAGAGTAATTAATGACGAAAAGAAAATACTAGCATTTTCTAATTCAAATTTAATTTGTGGCGATTTAATAACCAGAAAGACATCAAAAGATAATAATAGCTACTTTATTATAGCAAAACAGGCAACTAAAGAATGTGTAGAGTGTCAAGGCATAAGAATTAATGCAAAAGCTACCATTTGTAGACTTGATAAACAATATGATGATGTAGAATATGTTGGAAGCACTGAAGAAATTATTTTAGAAGATGTTCCTATTTATTTTAAAGATGTTTCTGCAAATATGAAATTTTATGATGCAGGGCTTTTAAAAGATACAACTAAAATAATTATGGTTCAAGATAATATTGATATCGAGGAGCTGTATCGTGTTAAATTTAATGGTGCAAATTATCAAGTTGATAATATAGATGTTGGACGATATGAAAATATGCTGTACATACAGCTAAGTGAAGATACAAGAGCAACAAATGAGTAAAAATAAGGTAGAGCAAGCATTAACAACATATGGGAAAAGCTTATGTAAGGAAATTTCTCGCACATGGGATAGTTTGCAAAGCGTAGATGGAGAAGCTAATATAAATTTTAGTATTATTAATAGCAATGATAAGAATACTACAATAGGAAGAATTGAAGCCACAGGACAAAAAGCATGGTTAATAGAATATGGGAAAGGTTCTTTAATGGCTCGTGAAACAGATAATCCATATTTACATAAATATAAAAATAATGTAAAAAGATGGAATGTAGTTAGAAAAGGACATTTTGTTACAGGACGTGTAGCGGGTAGTTATCAAGACTTAGATAATAATACTTATATTTCTGGTGGAAGATGGGCTGGTAAAAGCATGGAAAGGATTTATAAACCTATAAAACCTTATTTTGTAGTAAAAAAGAATGTAACAAAAAATAGTGCTATAAAAGAAATATTTAAGCATAGTTTAAAAAATATAATAAAATCACAGCTTAATATCGAGGTGAAAAATAAATGATACAAGACACTTTTGATATGCAATCGTCAATAGTAGATGAGTTAAAAAATGACTCATCTTTTTTATTAGCATTAAAAGTACAGGATAAAGAAGATAAAGAACTTTTATCTAAAAAAATAAATCTTCAAAGGTTAAATATGGAATTATTTGAAACAAAAAATCCTCCTCTTGTAAGTATTTATTTTTCAGATGCAAGTGAAAGTAATAATTACTTGCTTAATTATGCTGTACTAAAAATAGAAACCTATACATTTAATAGATTACAGGCTAAGCCTTTGGTTAAAGCAATCAAAAACATAATGAGAGAAAAATTTAAATTAAGAATTGTTGCTGAGGGCGAAGATTTTTGTGATATAAAAAATGTTTATAAATATGTAATTGAATATTTACCTATGACATGGAGTTAATGATTTTTAATAGGCACTTATTTTAGTGTCTATTTTTTATTTTGAAAGGAATGATGTGAATGGCAAATGCTGTTAATAAAAACAAAGATGTCGTATTAAAAGGCATTGGCAAATTCTATGCTGTCGGATTAAATACTGGTCGAAGTTTTTATTCCGATAAAGGTCAAAAAATGACAATGACAATTAATACCGAAAGTTCTGAACTTTATGGTGGAGATGGAAAAGACCCAATTTATGTTTATGCAACAAAATGTACAACTGAATTTTCTTTTACAAATGCTGTTTTTAAAATGAGCCAATTAGGTATTTTAATGGATAGTATTATTACTGAAGAAGCAGTTCAAGGTACAAATATTGCTAAAATTACTAAGACAACTAAAAGTTTAGGTGAGCATTTAACAAATGTAAAAGTAAAATCTGCTTCTTTTGAAGATGGTTCTACTATTGATGTAAAAGAAGGTTCTAGTGCTGATGAATCTGGTATTGCTGTTAGTACAGATGGTGCTGTTACTTTTGGTGCATCTACTAAAGAAGGCGAATATATTGTTGTTTATAGTTATGATGCAACAGGTGTACAGGTACTTGCTTTAAATAATGATTTAGCTGAACCTGTAAAAATGTATATTGTGTTTGAACCAGATACATTAAAAGGTGAAAAGAAACGTTTATGTATTGAAGTTTATAAAGCAATCGCTGATGGTAATTTAACAATCGAAACAGCACGTGATAGTGCAAGTACACCAGAAATTAAATTTAAAACAATGAGAGATGAAACAAAAGAAGGTTTAATGAAAATTACATTAACAGATATTCCTACACAGGGGGAGTAATTCCCCCTATTTCTTCAAATAAAATAGGAGAAGCAAAAATAGGGGTATCTAAAGTTAAATAAGAGGTGATTTAATATGAGTGAATATAATAAAACAACTTGGAATAGTGGCGATACTATTACTGACACAAAAATGAACAATCTTGAAGTTGGTGTAGAAAATGCACATAAAGAATTAGAAACAAAGGTTAATGTTCCTAGTGGTGGTAATGGCTCTAGTGGTCAAATTTTATCTACTAATGGAGATGGAACAACTACATGGATTAATAAACCTGCTGATGGTGCAAAAGGCGATAAAGGTGATACTGGTGCAATTGGTGCAACTGGTGCTAAGGGAGATACTGGCAAACGTGGTTCTATTTGGACAGTAGGTACAGCATTAAGCGGAGAAGCTAGTAATAAGAAATTTGAAAGTTCAGGGTTAGATTCTCTTTTAGGCGACCTGTATCTAAATTCTACAACATATGAAGTATATAAATGTACAAAAGATGGGAATGCTGCTAATGCCACATGGTCTAAAGTCGGAGTTGTAAAAGGAGCTAAAGGGGATACTGGGCAACAAGGAGCAAAAGGTGATAAGGGTGAGCAAGGAGTAGCTGGAGCTAAAGGCGATAAAGGTGATACTGGTGCAACTGGAGCTAAAGGTGATAAGGGTGATACTGGTGCAAAAATTACAAGTATTGAACTTACTATTACTGGTAGAACTATTACAGGTACTGCACATTTAGATGATGAAAGTACAGCTTCTATTACTGGTACTTATGCAGCAGGATAATATTAGGAGGAAATCCTCCTAATTTACATAAATTAGTATTTTAAAGAAGGTGATTATTAGTGGAAGAAAAAAATAGTTTTTTTGGCTTAACTGAAAAAGTTGTTGATAGAGATGGAAAATATCACGAAATTTATAGCTGTAAACTAAAAGATTTAAACAAGTTAACAGAGTTTACTTCTAAATATAATCCAATGTATTTGCAAGTTCAAATGCTAGATATTTGGTTAGAAGATAATGGACAGCCTAAACAAGATGAGAATGGACAAACAATGTATATGTACCAAAATGACAGTTTTATGAATGGGATATATGAAATTATTGAATTAGCTTTAAACTATAAAGAAACCAGAGAACAAATTCTTGAATGGTTAGATTTTAAATTGATAGAAGAAATTATTACAATTTTTTTAGGATTATCTCAGTTTAAAAAAAAAGTGATGTAAAATCAGATGGTAATGGAAGCTGGAATAAATTATTTGCAAGCATTATTAGTAACACTTCTTTAACTATTAAAGACATAAAAGATTTAACTATTCCTGAATTTGAAGATATATTAGAGGGTATGAATGATTATTCAGAAGAAATTAGAAAAGAATTAGGCGAAAATAATGCATCTGATACATTAGAAGGCAAAGAAGCATTAGATTATTTACTTTCACAGTTTGGTTAATAAGGAGTGATTAAATGGAACAAGATAATGAGAAAATTATATATGATATAGAAGTTAGAACTAAAATAGATGAAGCTCAACAAGAATTAAGAAAATTAAAACAAGAATTAAAAACTAATAATAGAGAAGAATTATTAGTTAACTTAAAAATTGTTGGAACTGAAAACTTTAAAAGTATAAAACAAAATCTAAGTGAAGTTCGTAAAGCTATTGAAATTTTAGAAAAACATAATTCTACAACATTAACATTAAATGGTGCTGGATTTGATATCACTCTTAATAAACTTAGAGCCTTAGAAAAAGAATTAGAAGATTTTCAAACTAAAGTAAATAAAGGTAATCTTAATAATCAAATAAAAGAACAACAAAAGTTGTCTGAAGCTAGAGCTAAACAAGAATTAAATAATCAAATGTTATTAGCTAAAGCAGAAGAAAATAGACAAAAAGCACAAGCAGCTCAAACCGAGAAAAATAAACAAGCACTTAATGATTATTATATTAATGAGGAAAAAAGAATTAGAGAAAATTCAAATAGAAGTAAACAAGCTTATCAGGAATGGAGTAAACAAGAAACTTTAAAAGAGAAACAAGCTGAAAAAAATAAAAAAAATCTTGATAATTATTTTGCTGATGAAGAAAAGAGAATACAAGAAAATTCAAATAGAAGTAGACAGGCTTATGCTAAAATAACAGATTCTATTAATAAATATAATAATATTCTTGATAGTGTAAATAAGAAAAAAGAGTTAGGTATTCAGTTAAGTGAAAAAGAGTATGCGAGTGTAGAAAAAAGATTACAAAATGCAAAAAACAATGTTGCTTCTAGTGGTGGAATGGTTTCTGAATTGCCTATTCTGCAAGATAGAGCGTCTTTTAATAATGAAGCTCGAAAAAATTATTTAAGCGGTGTAACTTCAAAATCATTATTAGATTTAAGTTATGTTACATCTTATAGTGAAAAAATGACTAAGCTTAGAACTATATTAGATAATGCTACTTATGCTTGGGAACAAAGTGGTAGAACAAATGCTTCATATCGTAATACTATGATACAAGCACGAGCTGAAATTGATAAAACAGCTTCATCTTTACGTAAATTACAAGAAGCAACAGGAAATGCAATGTCTTTAAGTGAAAAAATGAAATTAGGTTTAAGAACACACATGACATGGATTGCTTCTTCCATTTTAGCTTCTGTTCCTTTAGTGTTGCCTGGATATGCTATAAATACTATGAAAGATTTAGAAAGTAGATTTGCAACAGTAGAACAGGTAATGCCAGAAATAGAACACGCACATATGAATAGTTTAGATAAAAATTTATCTGAAATGGAACGTATGGAAGGTTTAAAAACAGTTAATAAAGAAATGAACACATTTATTGATATTGGTTCTAAATTTGGAGTTGCTGTTGAAGAAGTGATTTCTGCTGGTGCATCTATTGGTAGAATGTATGGACAAGGCGAAAATGGTGTTACAAATACTAATCTTTTAACTCAACAAGCTGCTAGAATTGCTGTAGCTGATAATTTCCCAATAATGCAAGCTACAAAGGGTTTAGAATCTGCATTAAGCCAATTTGAATTGCAAACAGATGATACGAACCAGTTATTAGTTAATTCTAATCGTATTATTGATACGTGGACTTTAGCTGCACATAGAGGTGCTGCTTCAGCACAAGATTTAACTGAAGGTGTGTCTTTAGCTGGTGCTGCTGCTCATCAAGCAGGTGTATCTTTTGAATTTTTAAATGCTTTAATTGCTACTGGTGTTCGTACTACAGGCAGAAGTGGTAATGAAATTGGTAATAGCATTAAATCTTTTATTAATAGTATGCAATCTGATAAATCAATCGAAGCTTTAAAAGATTTTGGGATTAATGTATACAAAGATAATGGTGATGGTACACAGTCTTTAAGAAGTATGGAAGATATAATTTTAGATATTTCCAGAATGATGCAAACTACAGAGAAAGAAACAAGTAAATTATTACTTACTTTATCTGGTGGTAAATATCAAGTATCTAAAATGACAGCTATTTTAAAAGATTATAATGAATTAGTTCGTATGTCTGGTTTATTAAATTCTAAAGAAGTAGTTGGATTTACTGATAAACAGATTGATATTCAGTTAAATACACTAAATAGAAAATTAGAAAGTTTAAGTACTAATATTAAAGGACTATTTGTAAACATTGGGGAAAATGGAGTAATTGATGATTTAAAATCTGCTGTTGAAGTAATAAATAATATTGTTGTTGGAGTAAAAGAACTTAATCTTAATTGGTCTAACTGGATAAAAGGTATTGTTGCTGTTACTGTAGCCTTAAAAGGTTTGCCTTATTTATTAAATAAAGGCAGTGAAGTTGTAGGACGTTTTCAAGGTCTTAGACAAAACTATAACAATGGAACACAATCTAATAATAGTGGTGGTTTTTTAGGAATAAATATTTCTGATAGTTATAATAAAGGATTTTTGTCTACTGGTGGAATTTTAGCAGAAAAAGAAGCTATTCAAGAGGGAACAAAAGCAAAGGCGAGCAATGTTCAAGTAACAACAGCACTTGCTAATTCTGTAGGTAAAGCTTCTAAAGCAACAAAAATATTTTCAGCTATAACAAGTGGAGCAACCGCAGTTTCAAGAGTTTTTGGTTCAGTTATCGGTGCGTTCGGCGGCCCAATAGGAATTGCTATAACTTTAATAACTGCTTTATTGCCATTGATAGCTGATTATACAGAATCATTAGGAGAAGAAGCTAGACAACAGGAAAAAGTGATTGAAGGTATAGATAGCAAAATAGAAGCACAAGAGCAAGAGTATAATCGTTTAGTCAGAGCTTCTGAGTCTGCTGCAAAACTTGCTGAACGATATAATAGTTTAAATGAATCCTTAAAACAAAATTCTAATGATACAGAAACAAATAATAAAATACAAGGAATGTTAGGGGAAACTAAAGATGCTATTATCTCTTTAATTGGCGAAGAAAATGTAGCAGTTGATGAAAATGGAAATATAAAAATAGACACAATAAAAAAAGTTGCAGAAGTGGCTTTTAAAGCTTATCAAGATGAAGTTAATCAAAGAGTTAAAATGGTTAATGACGCCGCATGGGAAGCTGGTGAAAAAGTTCGATTAGCTAAAGAAAAAATAAAAGCCATGAAAGAAGAAGCTGAAGGTATCGGTCTTTTATCGAAAGCTTATGCTGCTTATGCTAAAGCAAGAGAATGGATACAAGGTGGAGAAACTTTATTCTTAAATAGCAAAGCTAAGATAGCAAAAGCTCAAGGTGATGAAATTGGCTATAAAACATTTACAGAACAAGCACAAAAATCAAAAGAAACTGAAGAATATTGGAGAAAACAATCTTCTATTGAAGAAAGTAGTGAATATAAAGATGCCATTAAAGGATTAAGTGATAAAGAAAAAGCATTAAATGAAATTAATTTAAAATTAGATGCTGCCAAAATAGAAAGTGCAAATTTAATTCTTGACAATAAATATGACACAGGCGGTGCAGACTCAAATAGAGGAAATAAAATTGCTGAACCGCCACAAAGTAATGAAGATAAGAAAAAATCTAAATCAGAAAAAGAAGCAGAAAAACTAGCTAAACAGCAAGCTGATTATGATAAGGTTTTAGAAAGAGTTGCTATAGTTGCTGATGAAACAAGCCGGATTAATAATTTAAAATCTACAATGTCAAGTGGTTTAATACAATCAGGAGCTTTGATTAGTTCAGGGAATAGCAATATTGATAAAGCTATTGCAGATGCTTCCATTAGATATGGTGTTGATGAAAATTGGATTCACGCTTTAGTACAAAAAGAAAGTTCTTATAATGTAAGAACTGGAGAAGGAACACCATATAAAGGATTAACGCAAGTGTCTGATGATAAAATGATTGCAGGTGAAGATATTTGGGATATTTACGATAATATCAATGCTGGTGTAAGACATTTCAAAAAAATGTTAGACCTGGCTAATGGGGATTATTTTGAAGCATATGTTAAATACAATGAAGGTGAAAATGGCTCACGTTCAAATGAAGCTATAAGAAATGCAACTGCTTTTAATAAATTACATGATGATATTATTAATGGTACTTCTAGTTTTGGCAATAAATTAGAATTAGCTAGTACAACTAATTTATCAGAAGCAACCCAATGGGCAGACCAAATGGTTGAAGATGGTAAATATTATGGTGCTAATGGTTGTACCGCTTTTGTTAAAGCTTTTTTAGGACAAATGAATAGTAGTTTTGCTGATACTATAGATATGTACGTTCCTGATTTATACAATAACGTAAAAGACACAGATAAATTTTTAAATAAAAAATCTGGTTTTAATGCTGGAGATATTGTAATTACTGATTCTGATGGTGTTTTTGATGAACCAGACCATGTTGTAATAGCAGATGGACAGGGTGGTTATTATGGAAACTCAACAAGTCAAGAAAAAGTAGTTCATGGTAGTTTATCTGATTTTAAATACATTTGGGGCGGTATTAATACAGGTACAAACAAAGGTGCTTATTCTACAGGATTTAATGATGCTCAATTTGTAAAAAATCTCTTTTCTGCTTATGGCATTGATGATGAAAAAATGTATAATTTAAGAAATGTTAAAGATATTTCTATGATGTTAAAAATGACTGATGCAATGGGAATGAATGTAAAATATTCTCAAAAAAATCCAATAGCAGGTGATATTTTATATACAACAGATGGTAAAGCTTTTGTTGTTAATAGTAATCTTGGATATACAGGCATTAACGGAGCTAGTGGTAAATCATGGAAGGATATTCCAAATTTAGCAGATACATTTACTTCATTTGAATATGCTATGGGATTAAATTTAGAAAATGCAGGTTCTAAAATTGGTAAATTAAAGTTATCTGATAATTTAAGTACATTTATAAATGGGATAATAGATAGAGCAAATAATAGTTCTGAAAAGTTTTTTGAAATCATAGAGCGACAAGACAAAGAATATAGTCAAAGAAAAAATGATATTTCTAATAAAAAAAGTTTATATGGTGAATTTGATTTTGAAGCAAATAATGACGAATATAAAAATGAAGAACAACAATATAAACGATATCAAAACAGATATAAAATATTTAGTGATTCTGTATCTAATATAGAACAAAAAATAACTGAATATTTTGGAAAAGGTGTATTGAAAGATAAACTTACTAATTCTGGTTTTGATAATTGGAAAGATTTATCATATAAACAACTTCAGCAAGTTGCACAGGATTATTCAAAAACAATCGGAGATGATGACCTTGAAAATATAGTATCATCATATAAAGATGTTAAAGATAAAGCTGATGAAGCTAATAGAAGTATGAAATCTTCTCTTCTTATATTAGAACAATTTCAAGGTTTAAAAACACCTCAACAAGAATTAGAATATGAATTAGATATTTTAGATAAAAGAATGTCTTTATGGAAATCTAATTTTGCAATGTTTAGAGGTGGCTCATATGATGGTTTAGCTTGGCAAACTAATAAAGTTGACCACGAAAATACTGTAAAACAAATTAAGCTTTACAGTGAATATCTCGCAAAGTTAAATGCAGAAAGAGATAAATATGTTTCTAGTGGTAGTAAATATAAATCAAAAGTAGAGGAAATAACAAAAGAAATAACCACAATTCAAACGAAATTAAATGAATTACAGAAAAAAGCTGAAGAAACGTCTGGAAAATTAACAAAAGAAAATAAACAAACTATTTCAAATATGTTATATGACTGGATTAAAGGCAGTAGTTCGCTTAAAGATATTTGGACTGATTTATGGAATGAAATAGCCAAAGTTGCCTTAGATAGGTTGATGGGAATAAAAGATTCCACAAATTCTGTTTGGGATTTAGTTTCAAATATGTTTGGGTTTGGTAAACTTAAATTAAATTCTGCTGAAAAACAAGAAGCTGGACGCTATGTAGATAATTTTAATTCTAACAATGATACTATTGGAAAAGTAGCTAACGCTTCATTATCAACAGCGGAAGTAGTACAAAGAAATAATAGTACAGAGGGCATTGCTAATTTCTATGCTCAAGGTTCTAACTTAAATAATGCTTCACAAAATATGTTATTAGCTTCACAGAATATGTTACAGGGAACTGTGCAGGATAATGTTAACACTATCCAAGATAGTGCAAATACCGCACAAGACACAGCAAATGCTATTCAGTTTTCAACAACAGCTAATATGCAAGAAATGGCTATTCAGCAGTTTGGTGGAAATGTAAGTCAATTTGGAAGTGCTGTATCATCTTTTGGTTCTCAAACAATGGTAAATACTGCTGGTGGTAAAGGTGATAATATTGGTAGTTATATAGGTTTATTGCCTAGTGTAATAGGGTTATTTTCTACTGGTGGCTCATTAGAAAAGTTTGCAACAGGTGGAAATTCTGTTAAGAATGGTGGAAAAATTAAAGGTGCAGGAACAGGTGTTAGTGATAGTATTTTAGCTTATTTAGAAGAACAGGGTAAATTTATCGCTGTTTCTAATGGTGAATACATTATGAACGCAAATGCAACACAAAAATATGGTGCTATATTAGAGCAAATGAATTTAGATAAATTTGCTTCTGGTGGGGTAGTTGTTCCAGAGCCTTATATTCCAACATTTAAAAATCCAAATATTGCAAGTAATATCATCAAACAAGAAGCTCAAAAACAAAATAACAATGCTCGTATGGAAGAATTATTGGGACAGCAAAATCTTATTTTAACTAATATTGCTAAACAAGATAATTCTAGTGGTGGCAATGTTACTATTTTAAATACAAGAGCATCTAAAGAAGAAATTTTTGGTGAACTTGCAAAAGACCCTAGAGCATTACAACGTTTGTTATATGGTAATCAAAAAAGAGGTTTTAGATGATGATTTTTAAAGTATTTATGTTATAATTATGTTATAAGGAGGGTTTTTATTATGGAAAAAATTTTAGATGTTGCTCAATTTATATTTAATGAATATTTTAAAATTAGTGGCACAAAAATAGATGAAATGAAACTACAAAAATTATTATATTTTACTCAAAGAGAATGTATTGCTATTACTGGAGAACCTTTATTTAAAGGGGTTTTTGAGGGTTGGAGGTATGGTCCCGTATCACGTAAAGTTAGAGGGGCTTTTACTGAAAACGAAGGAATAAATGCTCCTACTAAAGAGATATCATTAGAGGCAAAATATATTGTTAAAAATGTTATCTATACTTATGGTGAATATGCTTCATGGAAATTAAGTAAATTATCTCATCAAGAAACCTCATGGAAAAACGCTAGAGTTGGGTTAGATAAAAACGAAAACGGAAATAGGGTCTTAAATATAGAAGATATACGAAAAGATGCAGAAAAAGTTAGACCATATGACCATGTTTACGATATGTATTATGATGAATTTGAAGATGCAGAGGTGTTATAATGATAGGACTTTTATACATCTCTGTTACTCAATTCTATGACATAAGTAAACACAAGTTAAGCTTTAAGAAAAGACCTGTATTGATTATTTCAGAACCTCGTAATAATGATTATATAGTTTTACCTCTATCTACAATTTCGAATAGTAGTAACATAGATAACGAATATGATATAAAAATAGATCCACAAAAATATCCTAGTTTAAATTTAGCAAAAATATCTTATGTTAGAACGCATAAATCATTTGCAATACATGAAAAAGAATTAATAAAAGAAATTGCAAATCTAAAAGAATTAGAACCAAATTTATATTCAGATATTTTAAGCAAACATGAGCAATGGACTAAAAAAGTGATTATTGAGGCTTTATAAAAGGACAAATTAATAACCAGCAAATTTAAGACGTACATTTTTAGATGTACGTCTTTTTTTACATAAAAGAGGTGTTGAATTTGGAAGATATTAATAAATATGTAGGCATACCACATTATTTTAATCAAGACTCATTTGATGGGTGCGATTGTATTGGATTATGTCGATTATTTTATAAAGAACATGGGTGGAAACAAGATTTTAAAGATGGAAAACCTATTACTAAAGATTGGCAAAAAACAGATGGTGCAATTCGTTTATTCAGGTATTTTAAACAAAATTTTAAAGAAACTAAAAATATAAATGAACTTTCTTTCGGAGATATTGTGTTATTTGATGTAGCAGGAGATTATCATTTTGGTATTTATTTAGAATATGGAAAAGTATTAGGAATGGAAGTCCCTGTTAGATATGGTAAAAGTATTAGTACTGTTTATCATAAAAAATTATGGATAAATGGTTTTGTTAGTGGTTTTAAAAGAAAAAATGATTAAAATGGAATAATTTCCCTTAAAAATCAATAGATTATGTAGGAGTGATTATTTTGGAAGAATTAAAAGTTTATGTAAGAGAAAAACCTACAGAAAAGTATGATTGGAATACTAGAACTGTACAATTTGAAAATGGGAAAAAACAATATCAACAAACGTGGACTTCACCAGAAGTTACTTGTACGTTTACAACGACTGGATTAACAGAATATATAAATAAAATTATTGATTTTTACAATGACCGCAAAGGAATGTTAGAAACGTTTTATTGTGATGTGTTTAGAGATGGTAATAAAAAAATATATAGGTTCGGAAGTACATTAGAACCTCAATGGTTTTATGATGTAAAAGGCAAAAAGATAGGTGCTACTTTGGATATAACGTTAATTGAGGTTAAGGAGTGATATAATGTGATAATTTTACCGCAAAAAATGAGCGAAATGAAAGATAGTGATGCCACTTTTTTTATAGAACTTTATATAGTAAATTTAAAAACAGGAACAATTTATTTAGCTGCTACTGATACAGATATCACATTTGCTGGACAGACTTATATGGCAATCCCATTTCAAAGAGAAACTATTGATAAAAGTATGGATAATGTCATTGATAGTTGCGAAATAAGCTTAGGTGATGGTGATTATGACAAATTAGCTTATTTAAGTAATGGTTTTGATTTTAGAGGTGCAGACGTAACAATATTTAAAATATCTTATCCAGATAGCTTAGAAGATGATACCATAAAGAGCATCTCTTTTATGGGATATATTAATTCTTGTAGTTATTCAGATGGTGTATTTTCATTCTCTTTAAATACTAGATTACCAAATATAGAAGTTCCAAATAGAACTTGTCAACTGTGTTGTAATAGTGAATTTGGTGATGAAGAATGTGGGATACCTTTAGAGGAAACAACAGTTCAATTATCAGAAGGTTCTGATAACAGTAATATATTATTAACATCAACATATGCTGAAAATTATTGGAAAGATGGTGTGATTTCTATTAAAGGTGAATCACGATTAATTTTATCTAATAAAGATAATAAAATTGTTGTAAATTATTCTTTTTTACAAGATGGAATAAAAGATGGAATATATGCAACCTTGATTAGAGGTTGTGATAAGACTAAAGAAACTTGTCAAAATAGATTTAATAACATGAAAAAATTTAGTGGATTTCCTGCTATTCCATTTGAAAATGTTTATAGATAGAAATGAGGTGATATTTTGGGAAAAGGCGGAGGAAAAAGTGGTGGAAAATTTTTATTTAGTTTAGGGCTAGGACTATTAAGCGGTGGTTTTTCTTTTTTTGGTGGCGGATTATCTTTTATGTCTAGAGCAATTCTAGGTGCTTCTTTAGGTAGCTCAATATGGAGTGCAACTCATAAGCCTAAAACAAGCAATACAAACTCACCTAATATTCAACGTTTCGATAAGGCACAAGAAACTATGTCTAGCACAGCAACAATTCCTGTTGTTTATGGATATAGAAAAATAACTGGAAATCAAACGTTTCATGAAACAAATGCTGACCAAAATACACTTCATAAGCACGTAGTTTTATGTGAAGGTGGAATTGAAGGTATTGAAAGTGTTAGTGCTAATGATTTGCTTATTCCGACTGGTGAGCAGACGTCTAATACAGTATTTACTATTCAAAATACAATGTATGCTGATGCAACTGTTAAAAAGAATGGTAAACATTTGTATTTATCATGTAATGGAACAACCAAAGACTTGTACCTAGTAAATAAAGATGATGCTTCTAGTGCTGATACATTATGGAGTTGGCAAACAAGTGTTCCAGAATTAATAACTTATATTAATAAAATAGGTGATGGTTGGGAAGCCTTTCCAACAGCAACAACAAGTAAATATCCTGGTGATTTATGGGATATTTCACAAGAAAAACAATTTATTGAAACAGTAACCTTTGCTGGATTATTTCCACCACGTAATTCGTTTGAAGATAATGGATATTTTTATGAGTTTGTACGGTCTGAATTATATCCTAGTGGAAGTGGTCATGGTCATAGAACAAGGAATGTTTTTAATAAATATAAATTAGGCGGTGCGATATCATGTTATCAATCTCTAGTTAATGTTCAAGCTTCTACAGTAACAGGTGGTACAAAATATACTTTTTATGATTCAACACCACCATCAAATTATGTAGATGTAGGTGGTTATCCTAAAATGGCATGGTTAGATATGAATTTTATGGTATCTAATGAATTAAATGGCAATCCGTCTGTAAGTTGTTTTGTAAAAGGTAGAAAAGTTTATGATACACGAACAGGCGAAACAAAATATTCAACTAATCCTGCAATGTGTTTAAGAGATTTTATTTTATCTAAACGTTTTGGATTAGGAAAATGGATAACAAGTGAAAATATTGATGAAGATAGCTTTAAAGAAGTAGCGGATTATTGTGATGAAATAATTACTTATAAAGGTTCTAGTGGAGAAACTATATCTTGTAAACGATATGAATTAAATATTGTTATTGACCAAAAACAATCCGCTTTAGACTGGATAAGTGATATTTTAGGCAACTTCTGTGGATTTTTGGTGTGTTCACAGGATAAGCTATTTTTAAGAATTGAAAAGCCAGAAAATGTTGTATATAAATTTAATGATAGTAATTCTTCAGATTTATCTGTTGCTCCATTAGCTTTAGATGATACACCAAATAGATATTCTGTTGCTTTTATTGACCCATTGAATAACTGGAATAGTGTTGAAGCTATTGTAGAGGATTTTGCAGACCAAAAAAACAGAGGGAAAATTATAGAAAAATCTGTTAATTTAGAAGGTACAACAAGTCAAAACCAAGCTTTAAGACTTGCCCGTTTTTATAGAGATTATAATTCAATATGTTTTAAAACAATATCTTTTAAAACAGGACAACAAGCAATGCACTTAGAACCTGGAGATGTCATTGAATTTTCTTTTCATAATGTATTTAAAGATGAACCTTTTAGAATTACAGAAATAAAAGAAAATAATGATGGTACATTTGAAATATCTGCACGAAACTACAATGAAAATATTTATAATGATTATCTAGGTGCAACAATTCAAGTTTACAAATATGGAACAAAGGAAACTTCATTAACAGGTGTTGTTCCAGAAATAAAAAAATTAGTATTAAATCAAAATTATTTTATAAATTCTGATGGCAGTATTGTTAGTGATATTTTAGGTGATATTATTCTCCCTACTTATCCTTATATTCGCAATATATTAATATATTATGCTATAGATGATAGTGAAGTATGGGAGTACTTTGGCTCTACTATTGATAATATTTTCATTATTAATAATGCTAAAATTCATGTTAATTATAGATTTAAAATTATTGTTGAAAATACATCTGGTAGGTGTTCTGAAGGATATGTTTCAGAACCATATTATATTACAGGAAAAGACACTCCTCCTAGTGATGTTACTGAAGGTAGAGTATGGTATAATCCAAACTCAACAGAAATTAAATTAATATGGACACCTGTTGAAGATAAAGATTTGAAATGTTACGAAATCAAAGATAAAAATTTTGAAACAATAGGAAGAACTATAACTACTAGCTTTACTTATGAAATTTTAGATAATGAAGCTCATGATTTCTATATTTATGCTGTTGATAATGGTGGTAATTTATCTCAAACCCCTTTAACATTAACAGCTCAAAGAGATATGTCTTGTGAAGATATATCTGAATTAACAGTAGAACAAGATAGCAATAACTTAAGTCAAATAAATATATCTTGGAATGAAGTAGAAGATAGTAGATTATCTAAATATAATATCTATGTTAATGGTAAAATGGTACATTCCACAGATGGAACAACATATAGTTATATTGCTAATTCTAGTGGTACGTATACTATCGGTGTAAAAACATATTCTATTTTTAATGTTGAAAGCGAAGGCATATTTAAAGAAATAACTATAAAAATAGAACCAGAAGATATAACAGAATTTTCAGTAATCCAAATGGACACAGATAGAAGTAATTTACAATTTAGTTGGGAACGAGTTCCTCATGGTGTTAATTATGAAATAAGAATGGGCGAAGATTGGGATAGTGGAAAATTTATAGCTAAATCAAGTTCTAATAACGTTGTTTATCAAATTAGAAAAGAAGGATATTATAAATTTTTTATAAAAGCTATAGGTTATAATAATAAATATAGCATTACAGCAAAAGAATTGGATTTACAGTTAGTGTTAACACCAAATATTATAGAAAATATTGAAGTTAAACAAAACCCTAAAGACCGAAGTCAAATTATTGTAATATGGGATATTCCAACAGATTTTCATGACATTGCTTTTTATTCTATCTTTATTAATAATAAAAAAATAGGTACTTCAATAACAAATTCATTAACTTATACTATGCCACAATCACTTGATATTTCTCTATCTGTTACAGCTACTACAGTAGCAAATTTTGAATCACGTAAAAATAATTTATTTACACATATTATGATTGAACCATATGATATAGAAAGTTTTAATGGTACTCAAAATATTTCTAAAAAAACTGAATTACATTTATATTGGACAGCACCAGAAGAATTAGATATCTCTCATTATGAACTTCGTATGGGGGATTCTTGGGACAATTCAACATTAATTAGTTCTCATATTACAAATACTTATTATGATGTTGTTATTAATGTAGAAAGGACATATCATTTTTGGTTAAAGGCTGTTTCAATGGCAGGCTACTATTCGTTATATCCTGCCCATTTTGAGTGTACTTTTGACTTAAATCCTTCTCCTGTTACAAATTTAGTAGTTAAACAAGATACTAACGACAAAACTGTAATTAATATAACTTGGGACGCAGTGCAAGAGTATGATATCAGCTTTTATGAAGTTAGATATGGTAATTCTTGGGATACTGCTAAAAAAATAGCAACGACAATCAATACTATGGTTTCATTTAGTCCAGATGTTAGCAGTGGCAATATAAATGTTATTGTAAAATCTGTAAATACAAGTGGTTTTTATTCAAATGAAACTAGAGCTAATTTATATGCTATATATGAACCTTCAGATGTTAAAGACTTTTTAGCATATCAAAATGGAGATTATGTGGAATTTAAATGGGCAAAAGTAGAAGAAAATGATATTATCGGATATGAAATACGAGAAGGCTATTCTTGGGATAGTGGCACTACTATTGTTTCTGGTGTTACAGTTAGTCAGTATGAGTATAAAGTTAGTTTTGAAGGCACATTTAAATATATGATTAAAGCTATAAATCGTAGTCGAAGATATTCTGTAAAAGAAAACTCTCAATTATTAAGAATAGAGAGTTTATCGGATAAAAATATTATTTTAACTATAGATGAAATAGTTGATAAAAATGGTACTCACGACCATACAGTGTTCGGAGGAAGTTATTATACATGGCAAACTTTAGGTGGGAAATTTAGTGATTATTCTAATATGATGTTTAGTGAAATTGGTGGTAGTGAAGTTTTGCAATTAGATAAACAAGAAGATGGAACATATTATTCCAAAGGAGTTTATTTATGTAAAACTATAGACGTAAAACAAGAAATTACAGCAAACATATCTTGTAAATTTTTATCTACGTCCAGACATTTTGGAAGTGTAAATGCCAAGTTAGAGTTTAGAATATCAAAAGATAACATAATGTGGACTGATTGGAGAGTTTTTACAGAAGCACAATATGATTTTAGATATGTAGAATTTAGATGTATTTTATCAACAGCAGATAATACAATTACTCCAGAAGTAAATAAAATTGATATTTATATTGATGTTCCAGACAGAGAAGAACAAGGTAGTTTAAAAATTCCTATTGGTGGAACTACAATAACTTATAAAAAAGAATTTTATATAGTTCCAATCGTAACACCATATGCTTTAGGATATGGTGTTCGTTGTGAAATAACCGATAAAACAAAACAAAGTTTTAAAATCAGAGTTTTAGATAGTAATAATTCTGATGTCGGAGGGAATATTAATTGGAGAGCAAGAGGGTATTAAAATCTTGCTCTTTTTTATTTGTATGAGAGGTGATTTATATGGCTTATGATATTAATTTTCCAGCAGATGATAGTTATTTATCTGACTTTCCTGCTGGTGATAGAGAACAAAATAGAGCTTTAAAAGATGACCAAATTGTAAACGCAGGCAGACTACGAGGGCTAACCGTTGGAAACGAAAATGGTCAAATTCCTATAAATAATGGGACAGAAAACACAAATTTAAATGCTGCTCTTTTAAATGGCAAAGCAAGTAGTTATTTTGCTACAAGTAACCATACACATACTACAGCAACTCAAAGTAGTAATGGGTATATGAGTAATGCAGATAAAAAGAAATTAGATGGTATTGCAAGTGGTGCTGAAGTAAATCAAAACGCTTTTGCAAATGTAAAAGTAGGCTCAACTACAATACAATCTGATACAAAACAAGACACTTTAGAATTAGTAGCAGGCACAAATATTAGCCTAGTTGGTGATGCTAATAATGATAAAGTTACTATTGGTGTTACAGGAACAGTAGCAAAAGCTAGTCAAGATAGTGATGGAAACGCTATTAACACAACATATCTTAAACGTAGTGGTGGGACAATGACAGGTGCATTAAATCTAGCAAACAACAAACTTAATTTAGTCGGAGATGATTGTTATTTTGGAGACCAAGATATTGCAGGTGGATTTTGCTTAAAAGGTGCAAATGGGACAACAAGTTTAAATCTTATAAATAAAGATAATGTTGCACAAGTAGCAAGCTTATCTTATGCTGGGGGAAATTTAGTTAGTAGTGTTACCATTAAAGGTAATCTTAATGGTACAGCTACAAACGCAAATAACTTAGTAATAAGCGGCGGAACTTCTGCTCATATAAAATATGGAGGAGGAGATGTAGATGAAAATACCGCTATAAGCCAAAATAAAGTAAATCTTTTAATTGGTAGTTGGTATAGTACAGGATTTAGAGATTTATGTAGTAGTGGTACACCTATACGTGTAGCAATTAATCATAGAACTGGAAATATAAAAACAACTGGTAATATAACAGCAAATGGAGCAATGTATAGTGCTACACCTGCAACAACAGATAATTCAACTAGAGTTGCTACAACTGCATATGTAAAAAATAATATTTCAGAAACCTTGAAAAAAGTATATCCTGTAGGAAGTATTTACATGTCCACAGTTAGCACTAATCCAGCTACATTATTTGGCTTTGGTACATGGGAAGCAATGCCAGCAGGTCGTGTATTATTAGCACAAGGTAAATCTTCTTGGGGTACAACCTATAATGCAGGTTCTACTGGTGGGGAAGCAACCCATACACTCACTGTAGGAGAATTACCTGAACACAATCATATCGCAAGTATTAGTACAACAGGAAATCATACACATACGTTAAATGTTGTTGATGACGAACGAAGGGCTGGAAATTATGCAGCTGGTGGGGCAAGTTTTCAAAATGGGACTGCTACAACTAATAGTTCGGGAAATCATACACATACAATAGTTATAAATAATACAGGTTTATCTCAAGCACATAATAATTTACAACCTTATATTTCAATTTATATTTGGGAACGTATAGCTTAATTAACTCTTTTCCAAATATAGCAACTAACATAAGGTTGCAAATTGTTGTGAGGTTGATTACTACCTGTGTTATTAATCGTTATCGTGTGGCTATGGTTGCCATTTATAGATGTATAACATCTAGTGTAATTAGGATTATTTCCGCCTCCATCATCAAAGCCCGTGCCACCACCATTATAATTCCCAGTAGCAGGTGCACCATGCTTATGTTCTCCTGTGGTGTTTGCAGAAGCACCATGAGTATGGCTTGGTATTTCCCCTACAGTTAACTAAGATTTACGTTGCCACATATATACTGCTATATAAGGTTGCATATTGTTATGAGCTTGTGAAGAACCAGTAGGATTGATAGTAACAGAAACAGAACCAGCTCCAGAAGATGACATTTGTACACCACCTAGCATAGACTGATATTGTCCTGAAGATGCTCTCTTACTATGCGAAGCTGAATTAAAATTATAACTATACCATGTACCAGATGTTGATCCTGCATAATGATAATAAAATAAATCATGAGAATGACCTGCTACAGCACTTGCAGCAGCACTGTGATTATGGTTTGGCATTTCCCCTACAGTGAGTGTATGGGTTGCTTCCCCACCAGTAGAACCTGCATTATAGGTTG